GTCGCCTGATCCGCATCGTTCTGGCCCTTCCGCGATCGGGGCTTTTTCGGACTGCGGACGCGTGACAAAATCCATTCCTGCGTCCACGCGGGAGGGCGGCGACGATCCGCCAGCCAGTCCTCGACAGTGCGGACGCTCAGGAGTGGAGAGACCGCAGAAGCGACCTGCCTTGCGGTCAGGTCGCTTTTGGTGGTGTGGAGTTGTTGAGCGAAGCTCATGAGTGGCGGAGATCAGAAAGTAGGCTTGAAAGAGCCTCATCCCAGACGCTTTGTGGGATGTCGATACGCTCGCCAGTTTCTTCGTCCGTGAGGTATGAGGGGACTCCCTGCATGGAGTTGTATTCGCTGGGGTATCCGAGACGCGTAAGGTTGCGAGCGACTTCCTGCGCTTCTTCAGCGGTGCAAGTGTCGGCGATGTGCGTTTCGTTGATCTGGTGGATTTGAGTGCTCATGTTTTTGATCGGTTCGTTGTTTCTGACTACCCCCCACAATACGGCATTGCCGTATGAGCGCAAGCGGAAAGTGAAAAATCTTTTCGGGAGTCAAACCGGGCCAGAACAAACCCACTGGAGCTAACCGCCTGGGCGTTGCTGTCGTGGGTGGTGGCCATCTCCGCCGCGCCCAGTCGGTAGCTCACTGGGGTCGTTAGACGCCAAGGCCACTCGCCCCGGCAATTCGTTGCTTTGCTGTTTTGGCATATTGGTTTTCCTTCTCGATTCCGATGTAGTGTCGGCCCTCTTCCATCGCGGCCAGACAGGTTGTTCCAGAGCCGCAGAATGGATCGAGTATCACGTCCCCGGTATTTGAGTATGTCCGCACGAGGTAGCGCATAAGCGCCACCGGCTTTTGCGTCGGATGGATTTGTTGCTGCTTTGACCAGTCCTGTTTGAAGTCGAGTAGCGTTGTTGGGAATCGCGTGCCAAGATTCGTCACGTTGATTTCTTTCAGCCCGATTCCGTGATTGTTCGTTTTCAGCGTGTAGCCGTTCCGAGAGTATGGTTTGCCTTCGCGCATTTCCGGTGTGTATCGGTGTTCTCCGGCCACGAATACGAGGATGTTTTCATGCAGCTTCACCGGCCTATGCTTTGCAGTCAGCGCACTTCCAGACCGTGATTTCATCCATATCCACTCGTATTTGAATCCGGCGCGGTTGCTGTTTATCAGGTCAGTTGTGAACGGCTGACTGGATGTCATCACGACCACGCCGTTGCAGATGCGATTTGCTTGTGTCCACCATGCTTTCCAGTCTTGCGCCACGTCCCATTTCATTGATGTGGTTTTATATGGCGGGTCAGTGATGATTGCGTCCACCGATTTGTCGGGGAGTTCAGAGAGGACATTCATGCAGTCGGCGCACACAATGGCGTCTAACCCGACAGTGCAGCGAACCGCGCCATCTCCGTGCGCTCCACCGTTGTTTGAAATTCGAGTGTCCATTTTACGAGCGACGCCCTTCCCCGGCGCGGTCGCTGACTTCATTGTTCGAGCGCCGGGCGACGCGCTTGGGTTTCTTCGGACGCTTTGCCCACCGCGCTTTCGCCAGCTCGGACATTTTCACGGCCCGCTGTTCAGCGGACAGGCCGCTCCAGCGGGAGTCCGCAGACTTCCGCTGGAGTTGGCGCATATATTTCGAGATTTCCGGTTTCATTACCATCCCCTTTCGCTCGGCGGCCACACCACCACACCGCGCTGCTTTTGGGTCGTGACCTTGCCGGTGCGCTTAGCGATTTCGTCCGCGATTTGGTCCATCCACAGACCCTGGCCGGTTTGGTCGAGCCATCCGCTCAGAGTTCCCGCTGTGTATTCCTGCACCATTTTGTCGGTGATGGTCAGATTCAGATTTTTCGGAGTCGTCATTTTGTTTTCTCAGTTACCCAAGACCGTCATTGATCTTGTTGAGAAGAGCCTAATTCATGCGCAGCCGCTACGCAAGAGAAATCTGCATTTATTTTCCGATTGTTTGTAAGTCGTTGACCGGACGCTCGAACCATACGCTGCTGCGAAGGGCAGCGGGCGATGGCAGTTGTGGAGTCGGGCGTCATTGGCCGCTGCCCTCGCAGAGCTTCACGTTCGGTGCTTGAGGTAGAGGCATCCAGTGTGTCCAGATTGTTCCTCGGTCATAGGGTATTTCGTCCCATGCTTGCTCTTTCATGCTCCAGTATTTTATCTGCCACTGTTGGCGCTTCGAGTTCCACGCGAGATAGTTTCCGCCCTCGCTGGGTCGCACCGAACAAAGTCGCTGGAGCGAATGAGTGCTCCGCTCTCGGTCGCAGAACGCCGTAGGGCAGTCTGAGTATGTGCAGTGGTCTGGATCGTCACAGTATTTCGGCGCACTCATCGCTCACCTCCATCGTTGTGCCGCCGGGTCACGTCATCGGTGTGCCAGAGCGCCTTTGTCATTTGCCAGCATTGGTGTATCCATTCGAGCGCACCGGCTGTCAGTGGCTCTTGCAGATCGAAGCACTTCTTCACCCACCACGACTTCCAAGCGTGTTCTTCGTTCGGGTGCGGTTCGTCAGCGTATTTGGTTATTCTCAGTTGTAGGTTCATCTTGCACACCACGCACACATTGTTGACCGCTCGGCTACGTCGAGCGGGATTTTTATTTGCGCTGCCCCTTTCGGGATGTAGCCAGCTTCAAATTTTGCACGGAGTTCTTTCAGGCTTGCAGGCCACGAGTCGCGCTGTTCGCTGCGGAGCGTATGCCCCGTCCAGATTTCGAGAGCTTCGATTTCCATCCAGCGGTCGAGATGGTCGCGCCACAGTCGCCACCATTCGCCGAGTTGCTGGTGATAGCAACAGTCGCAGTCCGTGCGCTCTGGTATCGTCACGCCGCGCTCACGCAGGTATTCTTTGACCTTGTTCACGCCCCATCCCCAGCGCACCAGCGGCAGGTCTTGCGTCACGCCTTCGATTCCGTTCCAGTTCGTTCCTTCGCGGGCATTGTCGCCCATGACTTCATCGGCACGGATTCCGACGTAGCACACCGCAGGCGCGAGTCCCGCCGCGTATTTGATGAAGGGTTCGATCTTCACTTCCCGCGTGCAGTAGCGCATACGGAAGTTTGGGAGCGTCTTGTATTGCTTGATCTTGTCGAGCAGGGACGGGCCGGGGATTCTCACCAGCGGCGCACCGAGCAGGCATTCCAGCTTTTTCCAGTGGTCTATCATTTCCGGCAGTTCGCGGCCTGTTGGCGTGATGCAGAATTGGTAGGCTTGCGGTTCTACTTCCGCGAGGCGTAGCGCGAGAGCCGTCGAGTCTTTTCCGCCAGACAGAGCCACGATTCGGGCCGGACTGGCACAACAAATCGCTGGACACGAATCACCGCTGCGCTTCTCTGTTTCGGGAGTCGCGGGCGGCATTGAGATTGTTGTGTCGGCGGGTGTCATGGTCAGCGGTGATCGGTCGCTTGTTGTTAGACCGACCAGACGTTTCCCATCCACGAGCAGTCACCACCGATGAGAGCACACAGACATCCTTCATTTGCTGTTCGACCCATTCGCAGCGGCGGTCATGCTCGACCTGCCGGAGTTCGTTGCACTCGTAGCCGTTGTTCATCACCAGCACCGGCGCATTATCTGGCCAGCCGTTCAGTCTTTGTTTTAGTTGAGATACAGTCATATAAGCGGTCTAACCATGCGCTGCAGCCAACCCCGGTTGGGCGCAGCAGCATGATCGTTAAGGTTTCTGGTTGTTGGTTACGCTCAGGTCCGGGGTGGCTGAGCTTGATTCGTTAGATGACTTAGCCTCGGCGTCTTTGAACGCACAGTAAAACAGCGCCCACTCAGCAGTGTCTTTCAGACGCTTCCCGCAGCGTTGTTTTGACCGCCATCCACCATGAGGCTCGGACACGCCTTCGACGATTTTTACCAGTTGTTCTGCGGCAGCGTGCAACGCTTCATATTCGTCGTGGATGTGGAGCGCGGCGGCTATTCGATTTGCGGTTTCTACGTTCATTTTGCCTTTCGATGGCGAGCATTCATGGTGATTCGGCACGGGTCGCAGTAGTGCCTTCCTTCTGGTGTTTCAGCGCCGCACTCAGGACACAGTCCGAGCAGTTTTCGCAGGGCGTGCGTTTTATTCTTTCCTGGCACTTTGGCGCGGGCTTCATCGATGATCTTTTCGGCAGTGTCCCGGCGCTTGAATGCCCACCGAATCCGAATGATTTGGTTCTTTGAGAAGCTCATGACACGATTGACATGAGTGGGACGGTTACAGTCTCCACTATTTTACCGCGCTCCTTTCCTCCCGGCCATGCAGCCACTTCGCCGGTTACGGTATCTTTGGATGTGTCCACCGACTTGATTACCATTTCATGGAGGATGCCGTCTCCATCTTCTACAGTTACAATTTCGTTTGGTTGAGGATACATAGGTCGTCATCTAACAAGGCGCTGGACCGAAAGCGGCGGGCCACGCCAGTTTTGTTTTCGGGAGTCACTGACCGCCGCTTCGGTCAGCTTTCTCGTTCGGGCGCTTAGTCACTCCACGCCCGACGCGGTTCACTTTCCGGCTGGCCGTTTTGCCAGTCCCTTTTCTTCGAGGATGGCCGCGAGGTCATCCACATGCAGGCAGTCACACATGCACGCGCCAGCCGGTTGCGGCTGGATGGGCGCGATGTGGCCGTTGCAGTAGTCGTTTCCCGGCGTCGCATCGTAGAGGACGCCGACCGCTGTGATGACAGGGCCGTCCATTTGGAGTTGGATTACCTTGTCACCGTTCTTCGCTTCTCTGCCATTTCGGTAGTGCATTTGATTTGTTCTTTCGTTGTTGTCGCGCCCGAACCACCGCATGGAGCGAAAGGCGCGGGCGCACGCCATTCGCAAATTCGACCGTCACTTGTCCGCGCCTTCGCTCATGCGGACGTTAGGGGCTTTCGGTGCTTCGATGATTTTGCAGCCGGTCGCCGTCTTGCAGTCTTTGGTTTCGCACCACCACGATCCGCCTTCACCGTTGCAGCTATTACACGGCGTCGTATCGCCGGGCTGGTAGTAGTTCGGGTCGTCCTCGTAGGCGTCATACCATCCATCGCCACCACACTCGCCACAGTGTTCCCATTCCATTTCGCAGTGACAGAGCGCGCATGTCATCGCGCCATCAGAGCCACGATACATCGCCCCTAACAAGTCACTGCACGCAACCCCGGTTGGCGCTCCGGGTTGCTCGGTAACGTTTGGTTCGCTCATAGTTTTTCCTTCCGGGGTGCGTGAGTTCCGTCGTTAGCCATTAGTCGAGGCGTATGGTGCTACCTTTGAGCCAGCCCGACGTGACAGCGCCGGTTACGATTTCGCCGCCGGGACTTTTGGCGCGGAATCCGGTCGAGAACACGTCCTTTTCAGACTTGGCGAACGGACGCCAGCCTGTGATTTCGATGTCTTTGTATCCTGCGGCAGCTAGTACCCGAGTTGCATCATCCGGCCGCGTGCATCCGTGTGGCAATGCGATTGCCAGCAGCGCGACCACCGCCAGAGCCGCTATTACTTTGAGTGTTGTTTTCATGTTGATGGCTAACCATGCGTTGCAGAGAACGACGCGATTGCGTTTCAGTTGCAGACGACGCCTCTCTGTCGCGCCGTCTCTGAGCTTTATTCGTTTCCCAATACACGTATAGACTGAGTTTGGTTGCGGATTTGAGGATCGCGCATTCAATCGTTCCGATGGCTTCATTTAGTTCGAGGCACTTGGTTTCTTTCAAGCCTTTCGGATTAGTAATCACGGTGAAAGTTCGGACGGTCGCCCGGACCGCTTTGTCTGCCGAACGTTCGCCGACCTTTATTTGCTGTTTACATTTGTTGCATTCCATAAAGTTAGTTGTCCTCCAAAAGTGCCGCTTAACTCGGGTCGTTACGCCTCTTTCAAAATATCATCCCCCTGCCTACGTTCAATAAAGTCATCAAGGACGTTCTCGTACACCGCTTCAGCCATTGACTCCCGGTAATTCAATTCATGCTGGAACGCCTCCACCACGGCGGTTTTGCTGAGTGACAAGCATTTCCAAAGCGTATCTGCCGGCAAGCCAGCTTCAACCAGAGCGTCGAACGCCAGCTTGACGTCGCGTACTTTGTCAGCGCTTCGCCCCAGCGTCTTCTTCAGGTCCAACCGGTAAAGCTCTTCCTGCGGCAAGTCATACAGCCGCGCGTGCAGTGCCTCCATGATGTTCTTGATCGCCGTTCGCTTGCCCCAAACCGTGCGGACGGTTTCGATGGGGATAAGCCTCACAAGCTCCTTGGCCGTCTTCTCCGTGATCTTGTCGGGGGCCGGCGGCGCCAGTTCTTGGAGTGGTGAGACTGCCTCCTTGGCTGCGGCTTCGCATACGGCTTTTGCTGGGCAGTATTTGCAATGATCGCCGGCCCGAACCGGCGCATCCGGTTGCTGCGTCTGCCAGAGCGTGTAGTGCGCCGCGCGTTCAATGTTCTGCAAGTCGAACAGGTTGAAATCCACGTAATCCACCCGCTTGCCAAAGGCTTCCGGCTTGATGAACCCAGCGCGGATGTCCGTGAGCTCGGGAATCTCTTTCCACAGCAACAGGGCTTGAATGCGCAGTTGCCAGCTATCCTCTGCGTCGCCGGCAGACTTGCCGCTGGATGTCTTCCAATCGTGTACGATCGCCCGGTCATTGCCGGCCAAAAAGTGAACGTCAAGCTGGCCGGACAGCATGGGCTTCATATTCAGCGGATGATGCAGCCAAAGCCGCAACTCCCGCTCCCCCTCGGTGACATTCTGAAGCCCAAACTCAAGCTGCCAATCCCGTGTAGCCTGCTGTTCGATCTTCAGGCCGTCGTTGTACGCCGTCAGTTCATCCGCTTGAAGCTCGAACGTGTTCCCGGTTTCCCTGCTTTTGTGAATGCGCGTGCCGCGTTCTGCTAATTCGCTTCCGGAGGATTCCTCTCCCTTGTTTTCTCCTGACGCGCGCATGGCACGAATCAAGTTGCGGTTGCCCGGACAAGCTACGTCACGCGAAAAGCTACTGGCGGATGAAAGGCCAAGGCGCGGGTCTTCTTGTGGGATCATGGCCATTATGCGTTACTTGATTCGCGCTCCGCTTCTTGCGAATTGCGCATTCGGTTTGGCGTCAAAGTCGTGGTTTTCTTCGGCTCGGCATTTTGCGCAAGTGGCGTTTTGTTCTCCGTTTGGGTCTTCATCCATTGCGCCAAGTTCTGCTTGGTATGAAACGCAGAACGACTGGTCCTGATGGGATGGATTGCGCATTTGCGAAGCGGTGTTCATTTACCAGTTCATTTACCAGCCTTGATTGAACATAAAACGAAAGGAAAGAGCGGAAAACAAAGGAATCCCCCCAATGAAAACATGGAGCACTCCCTTGGTTCTGCAACACGTTTCCAGCAACCGCTCCTAAAGTGAGAAAGGAAAGGAAAACCGCAAGGCTCTGGAAGGCATGGCTGGAATCGAACCAGCAAACGGGAATCCTCAGCAACTTGTTTCCCCGCATTCGGTGAATCTCCAGTCGCACGCGGAAGATTTGCGTTCTGCCTGCGCCGTGTCTGAAGCCAGCGGAAGCCAACCGCCATCATGCCCATAAAAGCCCTGTCGTTTACCTTACCTGTTGGCCGGTGAGATGGGAGTTTCCTCGCGTGCCCTAGCGCTAGCACCCGCCGCAGCGAGGCCAACCATGTTCCGGCAACCGTATGGCATGAAGCCGTTTCACGGTTCAGCACAGGAAAATCTCCGCACCAGCCTTTCGGCCAGTGCGGGTACGATTCACGAGTGACAGCCTCGCACGCAGCGCATGTTTGGCGAGTGTTCAGCAAGCCTTGAGGCTGTTGAACTCGTGTATCTAAATCTCGTTTGCATGATCTGCGTCGGAAGCAATTACTTGCTTGCTGAACAGCGCAAACTTGAACCTCAGTCGTCATTTTGTCAATGCCTCAATTGCCTCGAAGATTCTATGATTGTTATACCGTGGCGGCAGCAAATCCAATCCGAGAGCATTCACAAGCTCCACGCGCAGCTTCGAGTGGGCCAGTTGGTCAACGTAAAATGGTTCTACGAATTCCTTGATCAACGTCGCCACAACTTCAGCCCGGTTCAATTTGCTGTCGCCTTGGCTGGCATCGCAGGCGTCAACGATCTGAGCGGCTAGGGATTCGATGGTCATACGGTCAGAGTAGTAGCCACGCAATGAACGCGCCCAAGAGGATTACAGCCGTCACCGGCCAGTAAACCAGCGCCAGCATGATCGTGACAAAGGCCTAGTTGCCGCGCTCAGGCTCAATGGCTTCAACCTCGTAGCGGTGGTGGCCGTCTTCATTCTCGGCAGCTTGGCAGGAATCACACACGGCGAGCGCGGTAAGGCAATCGCCTCCGAGATGAATCGGTGTTCCGTGGTCAATGACAGCGGAACACCGAACGCAGATGACGTGGCGGCGCATGGCTTGTATTGCGGGTTAAGTGCTTGCTTGAGATTTCGGCGCTTCATCTTTTTCGAGCGTCTTTTTGAAGCCAGAATTGGCGGCGACGTGGAAGCAGATGATTCCCTCTGGCTTCATAAAGCCGGGAGAGGCTTTGCTACCATTTGCACGCAGGTCAGCGATTGCCGCTTCGCAGGCGTCAGTCGTGAAGATACCTCGATACAGCACCGGAACGAGGTGGCAGCAGGCGGGTAGCACGTCTTGCATTTTCACGATTTGAGGGTCAGCGGTCGGGATGCGTTGCGGAGTTTGCCCGGCCAGACACCAGCGCGAGACGTTGAACAGACTCCACCGCTTTTCGCCTTTCGGCAGGTTGTATCCACGTTGGCAGCCGCTACCCCACCATTCCCCGAAGTGCCTCCCGACTCCGAGCGTCATCAGTTCCTCGCTGTGTTCCATAGCCCACCGAGCAAATCCGTAGTTGTCCTGCTCTGGTGTTATCCACCGCGAGCGCGAGCCGACGAGCATCTTGCCATCTTCTGTGATGCAGATTTGCCCATTCGTGCCGTCTATCTTTTCCGTAATGATACATTCGCGAGACAGGCGCGCGATTTTTGGAAATTCAACGAACTCACTTAGCAAACCACTGCATACAACCGACTTATCGCTGGAAGTTTGTGAGTCTTTGGATTCGTTGACAGTTTTTGGTTGTTCGAGTGTTGTTGTCATATTATCGGCGGTGGTGTGATTTCCATCGTTACGCCACAGGCTCGCCCTGCCCTTGAATCTGCCGCAGTTCAGGCAGGATGTTCGGCCAGACCTTAATCAGATTCTTCAGCTTGGTGGTAGCCAGTTCGGACAGCGCGTTTTGATTGTCGCGCGCCAACTTGTTCTTCTTGGCGAACAGCATCACGGTGCTCTGTTGGATTTCCGATTGCTGGCAAAGCAAATCCACGGAGGCTAGCGCATCCGCGCCGTCGTCTGACGAAGGAGCGGAAGCAGCAGGGGCTGGATTGGCCGGCGGATTTGCCGCAGCTTTCTCAGCGAGCGCTGCCTGCATTTCCGGGCAGTTGTGCGCGGCCATGTCCGCAACCGTCTGCTTGCAGTAATGGCACGTCACAACGGGGGCTTGCGTTACAGTCCCATCGGCTGCCGGCGGCGGCGGTTGTTGCTTGGTTGCGGTGGACGTGGCTGGAGCTTGAACTGGCGGCGTTTCCTGCGGTTTCCCCTGCGGTTCTGTGGCACCAATCTGAGTAATCGGCGCAATGTCAGTCATGGCTGGCCTGTTTTCCGAACCGGGACCGTCAGGATAAACGATTTCGCTGTCAATGTTGGCCTGCGCTCCCTGATCGTGCCGAAACGCCTTCTGCATTTCCACGGAGAGAATGCCCCAATCGGAAAGCTCGTTTTTGATGACGGTCTTGAGGGCCATTTGCTCGTAATGCGTCTGCCAAGGCGAGGTCCTTCCCTTCTTGAAAGCCATTGAATAACGGCTGGCGTGGTCGCGAATCTTGCTATCCGTCCAGAAGCAGGTCTTGCGAAAGCCATTGACGAGTTCCCAAGCAAACGCGAAACCAACCGCCGGCTTCGTTTCGTCGAGTTTTTCCCAGTTGATGATCGGCTCGCCGAAGCTGTCGAGGCCCGCGTATGCCTCGGCATTGATTGGCTTGGCGTTCATGCGGCGATATTGGCCAGAGCGCATGGCAAGCTGAATGACGCCTTTCGCCCCAAGCTGGAATGTGGCGCGCGGCGTGCCGCCTTCCTTGTATGGCACAATCCACGCGAAGCCGAGATTCCTATCAACCGGCAAGTCAAGTGACGCCGCCACAATGGCAGAGGCAATGACGCTGTGGGGATCGCACTCGGAAATGTTTTGATCGCGAGAGATGTTGACGACGCTGGCGCAAAACTGAGCCGCGCGCTGGCCAAGGATTTCACCGAAGCGGGCGCGATAATCCTCGCGCTGAAGAAGTGATTTGACGGAGACGACAGCGGATCGCTGTGTTACTGATTGGTTGCTCATAGGCTAATGGATTTGTTGGTTGGTTGTTTGTTAATTGTTCGCCCTAAGCTGCTCAAGCGCCGCCTTGGCGGCTGCCTCATGCGCCTCCTTGGCGAGTTTCTTGGCCAGCTTGATACGAATGCGGCGGGCGCGGACAAGGTTGCGCTTGGCGGCGGCGATTTTCTTGGGCGATTTGATCGCGCCGGCCAGCGCCTTTTTGGCAGGATCGCCGGCCAATCCTCCCTTGCGGCCTTTGGCCACAAAGTATTCGCGGGTGAACATTGCTGGTCTGCTCATAGGTAGAAAGATAACTTCCGCGATATTAGAGCTAGGGGGTTCTTGGTGTCAAGTCCCGCGTTTCACAAACCGCGAGAAAGTTTCAAGTATTTCGCGCTGCTGGCCTCCGCTGATGGTGGCAACATCCATGAACCGCAGGTAGATGCCCTCCAAAACGGTTTTGGTTTGCTTATCCAGCTTGAGCTTTTCATCGTTCATTACGCGCCGTATTCCCTCAGCCGTTTTCAACAATGAGATGGCCGCGCCGGGGCCGATGCTTGGAATTTGAAACTTCGCAAGGATGCCTCCGATTTTCATCGCGTCTTCAGTGGTGTAAGGAATGATGTCTTTCATAGAATCTGTTTGTCGCAGTCGTTATTCCATTTTATCACCACGCCATCGAACGGCAGTCCGTGCTCTTGAAAGAACCAGTCTGCCATTTCGTAAAAGCTCGCAAACCCGTCAGCCGTGGCGAACGCTTCCGGTGGTTGCTCGATTCCATCCACGATGACACTGCTTGCCCTGACCGTGCATTGCTTGACTTCCGAGATGACAGACTCGCGCAGGATACGCTGCTTGCTCCGATACGGTTTGCCAGTCCACGTCCGCAGGCTGATTAGATCGCCGGGCTTGGGCATCCGCTTTGGCGTCGGTCGCACGGTCTGACACTTCACGCCAGACTCAACCAGCGGCGCAAACTGAGGCTTGAACATGCGGACGTGGCGTGAAGGATTCATACTTGCTTAATTTTTGCCCCACGCATTCGCAGAACAGCCATACAGGCAAGGCAAAGATTGAATGTTTTTCCCTCTTTTTCAGAGCCGTTGACGCCGTATTTGTTGACGCCTTGCTGGCTGCAAAACGGCGACGAGGCATCGCATTTGGTGCGTTCCTTTTGCGGCTTTGATTTCTTGCTACTGCGAATCGCTTTCATCAGTTATTTGCTCCCGTCAGATATGCCGCGTTGATTTCGTCGGCCAGTTTCGCCCCGGGCTTGTCTTGGATGTCCTTCTTTTCAAGCCACTGATTCAAATAGATCACAGCCCACTTGATCGGATCACCAAAGAATGATCGCTGGCCGTGGCAGAATGAAACCTTTGCAACCTGAGCTTCGGTTGCGCCGTGCTCGCGCATTGTCCAGCACAGGAATGAACCGCAGGGATAAACCAGAGTGGCGTATCGCTGGTCGGACGCAATCAAGCTTGGGATGCGTTTGTTGTCGTCGCGGTTGCAGTCTTCGTCAAACGCCGCCTTTATTTCCGCAGCGAAGTTGACCATGTAATCGCGTAAATCCTGCTCCGTGTATTGTGTCTTGAGGGGTGGTTTCATTTGGCTTCAGCCTTCATCAATTGTTCTCGAATGTGGATCATCTCCGGGCAGCGGTTGAAGCTCTCAGCATAAATCCGCACTTCGCCGTTGTGCGCCCGGCGGCGGCAGTTGTGGCCATCCAGTTCCAAGTATTCCTCACAGCCCTTCTGCGTGAACGCGACCATCACGGTTTCCCAGCGGTCAACGTAGCCGAAGCAATTCCACTCATCGCCCTCCGGTTCTTTGAAGTCATGGTCATCGTCGTAGATGGTTTCGTCGGCGTCCCAATTACGCCAGCACTGGCCGGTTGCGTAGCCAGAGTCATACCCCACGTCTCGCCGCTTGATTTGCACGCAGAACATCGGGTTTTCCGTAATACGATTATCTTGCGTCCGCAGGCGTTCGCCGATGGCATTCAATTGATCGGTGGGCTTCATAAAATCCTATTGGTCACGAAACATAAGCCAGCGGAACCAGCGCGGGCAGGAGTCGGGAATGCAGTTCATGTTGCTGCAATTGGGGCTGCCGCTGCATTTGCGCCCGTGCCGTTCCTTGTGGGCGATGTAATCCACGGTTTCGGGAATGTCGTAAATCTTCGACCAACCTACGCGGTCGGTAATCCAGCAGGCCAGTCGGCTCTTGCGCTCCAGCCATTCCTCTTGCAGTGCGGCTTTGAGGATTCGCCACCCGGCGCGCATTCGTCCGCCGTGATAGGTGTAGAGCGCCAGCCGCATCTCGCATTCGAGAATCAACGAGGGGCAATGCTTGGTTTTGACCAAGCCAGCGATGCGCTCCATGCGACGGTCGAACATCATGCGCCGTCTCTGGCGTTGCGTTTCCTGTGGTTTTGGTGCTTCGTGGTTCATTTCAAATTTACCCCGGGCGGCTGTTACGGCAAGCCGGTCCAGACTGCCGCAACCTGACGCCCGGGGTTTTGGTTTAACGCATAGATCAAAGAAGCCCGTTCAAGCTGGAGTAGCGGCGACCAACCGCCGGCTCGTGACAAGCCTAAGCCTGAACGGGCGAAAGTCATATCAGCCATTCACGTTGAAATTGCCAGACATTTTCAACAGTTCTTGATCGGTCATCTCAACCAAGACAGCCGAACAAGTAATGTGACGCAGGGCAATTGTCAGTTCATCGGCCCGCACGTCTGGCGTTCCAACGCCCGCATCGGATTTATCACCCATGATCTGCAAGCCAAACTTGCTGTGGAGAATAGACATGGCGCAAATCACGTCCTGCCGGTTGGGAACTACGCCGCCAATAAAGATACCGTATTCCTGAAGCTGTATCCGAATAAGAAACTTGATGAACAGGATCATGCTCCGGTGGTTTTCGTTGACCGTTGCGATTTCAGCCGCATCTAGTGACGCCAGCGATTGGATTAGATGGTGGATGTTCATGGTTCCTCAACCGGAACAGTGTTGAGCAAAACTTCGCCTTCAAGGATGTATTTTCGGGCGCGATCAAGCGCCTCCACGCAATCCAGATTAACCGCTTTGGCGCGCACGAAGTAAGGCGGCACAGCCTTGGCTCGGGGCGGAGGTTTTGGATTTCCCGTAACCAGCTTGTGGGCATTGGTCAACTTGGTGGGTGAGCCAAACAGGATGATTGATCGGATTGGCATATTGATGTTCCTTAATCGCAATTCTGGCCAAGGATGACGAGCGACCAGCGCCCTACAATGCCGCAGAATTGTTGGCTTTCGTATTCCCATTCAATAAGGTCGTCATGGTCGCTTGGAAGAATATCGCTGGCAAGTGCGGCAAGGCTTTGATCGGTCAAATCCACCGGATACCAGCCTTCAACAAAGCTTTGGTAACTGCGATTGCAGTCACAATTAAGCAGGCTGCGCAAGTCTTCGCGGTAATTTATCAAGTCGTCAAGCGATGTGTAAAATTGACCGCAGCAGGAGCCTTCCCATTTGTTGCACAGCTTTTGCAACTGAATCATTGTTGCAACGTCTTTCACGGTAAGAACCGTGCCGAGAATGTTTTTATGCAAGCAAGCGTGCCCGGCGCATTGATGGCTGATGATGACAAACTCACGCCCCGGCTTGAAGGTGTAAGCCGGGCAGAAGTCTCCGCTAAACTGTATTCCCAGCACAAGCTGCGGGTAGGTGGCAAAGCCGTGGATTTCGATTCTGGCCGAGGTCGTTTTACTCATGGGCTTCTTTTACATCAAGGGGGTTGTTGGTTGCAAGGAAATTCTTAGTCCGTGCCATATTTTTTTCGGCTCTCTGTTTCGCACGATGTTCCTGTGAGGGCTTCAATCAACAGCGCGCCGATGTGATCCATTTCAAGGGTTTGATGACTGAAGAAATACTCAGCCAGCAAGTTGTACGAACCGGGGAATTCTCCATACTGTTGACGTTCCCGATGTTCAAGGGCGCAATGCTCGGGATTCTCCCGGGCGAAGAATGAGCGGCAGCCAAACGGTCGGCGATCGTACACCATGCACTCATTGGTTTCCAAGTTGAGCAACGGGCAGGGCGCTTGCAGCCTGCGGTATGGCAATGCGCCCGGCATCTCCGTGGCGAGCAATGGCTGAACCTTTGCCAGCCAATCGGGCAAGCGCTGCTTTACCTGCTCCCGCTGTTCTTCGGAAAGCAAGTCAACGGCGTGCTTGATTTCATGGGTGTCAGCATAGGCCGGCTCGTAGCAGCAGTGGGCCAGCCGGCAGCCTTCGCAGCAGTGTTTGGCAGCCGGATTTCGCCGGAAGACTTCGGAGAAAAATGCGTCAGCCTTTTTGTGTAATTCGGAGGGGTGCATGGTTTGATGTGGTGCTGATTCCGCTTCGTGTCTGTGATATTACGCGAACGTCAGTTCAAGCTGTGGCGCGGTTGGTTGCGAGCGTGGTTCTGTGGTGATGGCTGGGATTTGTTTGGGCTGTTCACTGGCTCGCGGCGGGCAATCCTGCCAGAAGGATTCCGGCAGCGGGCGAACAAGCCAAGGTGCATACAGCCAGCCATTGACCTTGCACGCTTTCAGCACGGTCAAGCTGATGTCCTGACAGAACAGGCGATAACTGAAGTTGGAAGCCGCGAGAATCATGCGCCCGGTGCCGACGCAAGGATCACACACAGTCTTGGCGCGCATGTCTTCGCCCGTGTCCATCTGCATCTGCGTCATCATCTCGGCAAGCTCCATCGGCGTCGGAAAGAACCCCTGTGAACGCCCGTGCTTGTTCTCGGCAAGGATGTCGCCGAAATAGTCGCCCGGATAAGCCAGCATCGTTTCGAGATTGAAAACTTGGTACAGTCGAGCCGATGCGCCGGCTTGGTCACTGCTCTCTTTCGGCTCTTCCTTGTGGGCCTGATCGCCAAAGCCAAACAGCAGCCAGTCCATGAAGAAATCAAAGTGCTTGTGACTGCTCCAGCCCTGCCAGTCGCCGTACGTGGTAATGCAATTGAGGCAGCGCTCCAGCATCTTGAACGCCGGGCCGCGATGCTCTGAACTCCATGCGATTTGCGGGATGTCGCCGATTAACCGCCCGGCTTCGTGGAGCAAATACCAGTGGTGCCAGCGCTGCCAAAGGAACAGGTCGGCGTCCAATAGATACGGCAGAAGCCAGCCGTGATGCAGCGGCTTTTTGAATTGGAAGTCTGCGCGCGGCTTGCGTGGCTTGGCCTCGCCGATGGTACGCCGCAGGGCGTCAAGGTTGCGGTCAAGGTAAGGATTCAAATGACCCTCGCGCTTGGATCGGTGAAGCTCATGCTGCGAAAGTTCCCACCGGGCGCCGCGTTAATCTCCATGAATTCCCATTTGGGCAGTGTCCGGTTCGCGTGCAACTCGGATTTTTCAACCTTTGCGTGGGCCATGACGCGGCGTGTTTGGTGTTTGAGGTTAACGATAACGACATCCTCACGGTTCGGGTCCAGTCGCGGCTCTGGACAGACAACTGGATCGCCGTTGCGCACCGCTGTGGCAATGGCGCTGTCTGGCTTGGCGGACAGGCGCGTGCGCCACGCGCTTTGAATGACGGCAATGGGGCACTGCAAGCTTGCGGTGTGCGCCAATTGGTTGACGGCCTGCTTGGTCATGCCGGACAGGGAAACAACGACGGTTTCGCCGCTTTCAGGATGGAGGACAAGCATACACGACGGGATGTCCTCGTGTCCGGCCTGCAAGCGCTCGGCGACTTCAATGCCGAACTGCAAAAGATCGCGCTCGGGCGGGGTGAGTGTGATGTGTGGTGGTATAGTGGTGGTCATGGCGTGAAATTTGCCCCGCCCGTCGTGTGACAGGCGGGGCTTGGTGGTAGTCCGCTTATTCCTCGAACTGAATCAGCCGGCCTTGTTCTTCAATCATTCCGGACATGGCTTCCCGGATCGTGGCGAAGCGTTTGCGGGCTTCCTCGCGAACGTTGGGGAAATCGCGCAAGGCTTGCGCCTTGAGCTTGCTATTGCCCTGCTGGTCAATCAGCGCGGCGCGGGCCTGCGCAATTACCTGTGTCATGCGCTCGTCACCGAACATGTTGCGGCTGTCGAACGTGTTCAGAAACTCCATGACGTTGCCTATCATGGAATCCCGGAACACCTTGGGCTTTTCACCGGGCGCCGTGGTCAGCCGGTCTTCGGCGTGCTTGATTAGGTCAAGAAACTCCGTGCGCAATGCCTGTTCGATCTGTTGCGCGGCGTCCTCCATGCGGCGTTTGAATTTCTCCTGAGCTTCGGCCTTGAGTGCGTCCGGGATATTCTCCGGGACAGAGAGCGCCATCCAATACCATTCCACATTAAACGTTGCTTGGAGCGCTTCCGCTTCGGGGTAATCCGCTTCCCGGAATAGCGGCCCAAGTCCGCCTTCCTTAACGCTCTGGCGGGCGCGTTCGATGTCTTCCGGATAGCCTTTAATGAAGTCGGCAAGCTCGTTGTTCTGGATGGCCTGCCAGCCGTCGCGAATCATAACTTCAACCTCGGCAACGCTCTCCTGCTTGCAGACGAACATGCCAGATCGGAAATAGCTTGGCATGGCCTTGGACTCAACGCGCTTTTTCAACTGGTTCATGGCCGCGCGCAAGCGGTCGTAGTTCTTGGAGCGGATAAGGGTCTTTGTGGACTTCACCCGGTCTGAGGCAAGGAACACTGCCGGCTCGGCCTTGAGTTCCAAGGCTTCGCTGCCGTCGCTTTCGCCGGCTTCCGCCTTGGCCTTGGCCTCGGCCCGGGCGGCTTTCAGGTCGTTGATGTACTGCTCCAGCGCTTTCACGTCGCTGACTTTGACGCTGTTTCCCCAGCGGGAAAGCGTGATGGCAAAAAGAACCGTCGAGCGGAACTTTTCGAGGTTAATGACTGTCACCTTGCCCCGCTTGGGGGCGGCAACGGGGTTCGCGGGCGTAGTGCCCGGAAGTGTGTCTTGTTCTGGCATGGTCTTGTTTCTCCTGTTGGTTTGTTTGTGGTTTAACTGCGGTTAGTGATGCAAGTGGTCATGTCCGTGCTCGTGGCTATGCAGGCCAAGCGTGCCGTGTTTGTGCTTGGCTTCCACCTTGCCCCCGGCAAGGCGTGCGCTTTCACGCATGAACTGTTCAGCGCTCAAATGGTTGGCGGCGCTGATGCGGTTGGTTTCGGATTTGATCGTGCCATCGGGCAGGATCGTGATTTTAACTTGGTCGGCCATAAAAGGATTATCGTTTTACCATGACGTATTCATTTTGCTTCCCCGGCACGGGATTAAGCTGCCAGCCGTTTTTCTTCGCCGTCTGCCTGACTACCTGCGTCGAGTAAGCCCGTTTCAATTCGTTGACTTCCCGGTTGCGGTTGAACTGGCCAACGCCGGTCTTGCAATTGAGCGATTCGTTGCCGAAAAAAATGGTGTGCCCGTCGCTATGCAAGCGCGGGGACAGTCCCAATTCGGTGAGTGCGGCCAGCATCGTCGGCGGGTCGCATTTGTCGAGGGCGACTCCTACGAGCCGCAAAGTGTCACACGGCACCTTGCCCTCCCTTGCTCCGTTTTTGGTATTCTTTCATATATCGTTTCAACATCAAGCGAGGGTGAGCGCGCGGCCAAGGTCAAGCGCTTTGGTTGTGTCGGTTTCTTGGTTGTAAATTCCCACCGTTGCGGCGGAGATAAAGCGCCCGCTGGCCTCACTGCGCAACGCCTCCATTTTCGCCGTATTGGCGCGGGCCACGGGCACCACGGACTTGGCGGCGTCCAGCAGGCTGCAATTGAACAGCCAAGCACGATGACAGCAGGATTCGATTTCACGGCCAACCCAGCGCCGGGCGTCGGGCTGCGGATCGCTGGCGGGAATCTCATAGCGCTTGCGGTAAAGCTGCCAGAGCGCGGCGGCTTCCTCAGTGGTCGGGTAATCGTAGAAGAATACCCCCAGCTTGAAGCGGGAAAGAATTTCCGGCGTGAGATTGGCCAAGCTGTTACACGTCGCAATCAGGAGCGTGCTTTCCTGCGTCACGCTGTCAACGGTGCGCAGGAGCTTCCGCATGTTCTGCTCCGACTCGCCAACGAGCGAGCCTTTGACCGTGGACATGCTGCCACGCAAAAGGGGAACTTGTGCCTCACCGGCAACGCAAGCGGCGGTGTGCGACTTGCCAGCGCCGGGGATACCCAGCAACAGGACGGCCATGACTTTCTTCGCTTCCGTCCAGTAAAGAAATTGTTCGATCATAGCTTGCGACGTGCCGCTAAGATCACCGCCACCGCCGGCAATCATCTTTTCGATTTCGTCCAAAAAGAACACGCCGCGAAAGCGCTGCCGGCCTTTGATGAGTCGCCCGAAAAAGTCTTTCGCGCCGAACGTGCCGGCCAAGTCCTTGAACGTCGTTTCCGGCTGGCTGATTTCCAAGCCGGCGGTGTTCTTCAGGCTGGCCACTTTCAATTCCCACAAGCGCCGGGTATTTATGCCTTCCTTGGTCGTGGCCAGCGCCAAGCTTTGCTCAATGGCAAAGAGGGACAAGTAACCGGTCAACGTGTCCGTGATGCGCACGCGTTCCTCGGGGCTGGGTTCGGGGTAATCGGCCTTGGCTTTGCGTGCGTCGGCAAGGGCGCCGTCAATCTTGGCGGCAATGTCGCCAGCGGTCGGGGCGGGTTCTTCAAACACGGGTACGTCGTTGGCCAATTCCGGGGGCATGGGTAGCGCCGGCCCCAGCAAAATCAACGTGGTGCCAACGGCCTTGAGCGGGTCGCGACAATTCCAAAACGCTTGGAGGGCGGTGTAATCCCGAAAGGCGGCTTGCGCGTTGTGAATGAAGATGGAACAGCGCTGCGGCTGCTTCTTGGCAATGAGGTCCAGACAGGCAACCAAGTTTTGCGTCTCTGCCGGATCGCCGATTTCCTTGGCGACTTCGGCGGCGGCTTTTTCGATGGGGGTCAAGCCTTGGATGCAATCCCACTGGAGGAAATAGTCCGGACGCCCGTTGCGCGTGGCGCCGCAACTGCGAATGGTGGCTGCCGGGTCGGCGGTTTCCACGGCAATGATGGGCACGCCCAGATTGCGCGCCTGCTTGAATGGGTGTTCTTTGAATGTTGTTTGCATGGTCTTGATTTACTCGGTTTCGTGTTGTCAATCGCGGGCAGGAAAACGCCCGCTGCCAGATATACTAGCAACGGGCTTGATGGTGTCAAGGATGGATTAGGGCTTACGGCTGGTGTTCTTGGTTTTTGCTGGTTTGCCTTTGGCTTTGGCCAAGCCGTAACGGATGAGGTTCACGGCTGCCGGCGCGGTGAAGATCGCAAGGCCAAGCAAGGCGCCGCTGGCCTGCTCGTGGTGGTGGTGGTCGGGGTTAATCATGGTCGAAGCTCCTCTTTTCCGCACAGAATACAGCGCCGCGTGAATTTGCGGATTTGCCATCGGTGCCGTTCTGGATCGCAAAGCGTTCGCCGCAATGGTCGCTTGTTCGGGTAAACTTTCGGCGGCGTTTGCGCGCTGGCCAGTGAATCAGCTTCTAGTTTGTGAGCGGCAATGTTCTTGCGGGTGCGAAATGGTTTATTCACGGGCACCGTCCTCCGCGTTGTGTTGGTGGGTGACAATTTCGCGACAGGCTTCCGCGATGGCAAAGGCGATGTAGAGAACGAAAAACGCCACGGCGCCGGCAATGAAGCCAAGCCAGAATTCGAGCGTGCAAAGAATGGCAATCATGGGAACAGGCTGATTTGATGTTGTTGGTTGTACGCTTCCCGGTTGGCTTTGGTGTCCGTGGACGCAGTCTTCGCGACGCGTTCACCGGAAAGATTGAATGGCTGCGCGGGGAGTTCCCGCACGGTGAATTGCTGGCGCACGTATCCGTACCCTTTGCAGGCCGGACAGGTCGCGCCGTGTTTGATGCGGGCCCCTTCGCAAGTGGGGCAGGTTAATCGGGCAGAGTCTTTGCGTTTCATGGTGTTGGCGTGTTTGGGCGTGGGCAGGGTGGAAGACAGCAAATGTTTCCGGTGTAGCTGATAAGCTGACCGTGGCTTTCGAGGATTTCACCCTTGTCCGTTTTGAATCGGCAATGCATGGCGGACGGCTCCAGCATGGAAAATTCCACAATGGAAAAGCAGCGTCGCGAGCTTTCGCCGTCGAGAATCAGGAGTGCGGTTTCGTTCATGGCGTTACACCGGTTAAGGTTTGGCGTTCGGCTCGGTAGAAGCGTGTGAAGCGCTCGCGCAACGTGCGCCCGTATTGGCGGGGCAAGTGGCCGCAGTGCTCGGCGCACGCGGCAGCACGGATCACGGCCCGGCGGCGTTCGTCCTGTTCGGGTGACAGGCGCAAGTTTCCGGTCAGGGATTTCATGGTGTTGGGCTTTCGACAAATATCCAGACGGTGGGGGTATAGCTGCGGCCATAAAGATCGTTCTTTGCGCGCAAGTTGCGGCTCAGAACTTTCACGGTGCGAAAGGCGAGTTTGCGCGCCTTGGCTTCGGCAACGATGAGCTTGCGCTCGCCGTGTTCGCTGTTTGGGTATTCGATTTGATCGCGCCAGCCGTTTTTTGTCACGTCCACGCCAGAGCGTTCTTTCGTGAGGAATGGCTTTTGGCCGATATGTCCACCGATTACAGGCAGCAATCGCTTTCCGTTCGGCAGGGTGATTTCGTCGGGCAGGTAGGTTTTAAGCATGGATTGAATGCCCGGCTTAGTGTCCCCGCCGGGCGTTGGTGGTTGCGGTTGGTTAATTCGTCGGGTCGGGCTGGCCTTGGTCCGGGTCGGGCTGTCGTTGGTTGGCCGTCCGCACGGCGAGCGCAAAGGCGTTCTGCGCGTCGAGGAACAACGTTTGAGCCTCGGCAAGTTGACGCTCCGCGCCTTTGACATACAGCGCGGCGTTGCGCTGCTCGTGAAGCAGCCAAGCGCACTCGCCATTGGGAAGCTGGCCCAAGCTTTCGCTGTCACACCAAGCGGAGGTCTGGCCGTCAACGTGGGCGTAACGCCAGCCGTCCTCAAATCGGAGCATGAAGACACCGCCAGAGCGGAGCGGGCCGGCGCTATCGGCTACGGGAACGATCTCGCGGGCACCCCACGCCCAAAACAGGGCTTCCGGGCTTTTGCCGCGCAATAGGGCCCAGCGGGTGCCGTCTTCGCGCATATCGGGCGGCAATGGTTGTTTTTGCTGTGTGTTCATAGTCTTGGCGATTGGTTTTCTGGTTTCGTCCGCTGGTTATTCAACGACTTCGATGGTGACGCGAACTTTCTTCGCCGTGTTGATCGCCGGGAAAGTCCGGTTGACGTACACATTCGAGAGCGCCTGCGGGGCGCCCTGCGTCTTCGGGGTGTCAAAGCGGACACTCCCGCCGCATTGCTTCGTTTCGGTGAGTTCAACGACAATCTTCTTTTCCATAGGTCTTTCGGTGTTGTTCTGCGGGTTGGTTTGACTCCCGCCCGTTGCCTCTGCTGTCACCAGAGGCAAGCGGCGGCGGTCGGATCAACCGCGATTCTTTACCCACTGGCGCACGCGGCGCACGTTCGGCCTAAGTCCTTCCGCTCCCCATTGAATGGGCAGGCGTTCCGGGTAAACGGCAAGGATGACCGTGAGTGCGGCCCAGTAATCAACTTCGGCCCGCTTGGGGTCGGTGGGGATCAACACGCCGCTCGCGGCAATGAGTTGAACTTCGGAGTCTGTGAGCTTGTCCCAATTGTGGAGGGCAGAGCTTTGGATGTCTTCGGCAATGCCGGTGGCAGCATGGTGAACGCCCGCCGCAAAGGCGGCGCGCAAGCGGGCGCGGTCTTGGTGGGTAAACGTGGCTGGCTGGTTTGGTGTCTTTGGTGTCTTCTTCATGGTGTCATGTGGTTTGTTCTGCGGTGGTTGTTGGTTAAATGGAGTTGGCGCGGATAAATGCCTTGCGGGCTTGGCGCCATGGCACGCCCTGCTGTTTCATGGTCGTCATACTCTCTTTTCCTCTGTCTTGGTTGTTGTCTCAAACCCCGCCCACATCAGGCAGGACAGGCGCACTCATAGCAAAGAACCCCATTGTTAGTCAAGTCAGAACTGGAAAAGCGATTGCGCTGGATGGGGGTGGAGGGGGAAGGGAAAGGGTTGAGCGTGACTTTTTCTTCTCGCTCTTTGAGGCTTAGAATCATGCTGGAGCAAGCGATACAGGAGATGATTCAAGAGGGATGCTATAGCGATGTAATCGGCGGTGATTTGATTCTGACGGGGTGTGGTGAAGGGCTGCTTCGAAGCGTTCTTCTATGCACCGGTCTGTGATCGGCGAGAGGACTCAGGGAAAACGAAGTTGGATTCCAGCTAGGTACAAGCCAACTGTTGCGACAGATAGCTTGTTTTGCGAGCTTCCGCCATGCTGCATCAATCACCGTAGGAGAATGGTAAATTGGGATGCTGGGGCACTGGTGGCACGGAAGCTACCTTAATATGAAAGACGTACCGCAATGACGCGGTGAGATTGGCACACCTTAACCATCGGAAGCCAAGGGCGATTGTGACGCTGCCCGGTCAATCATGCTGTGTCGCGCGTTACGATCCGCACTGGCAGAACGCGGATTATGCGACACATCTTTAAGCCAGCCGGTTTGTTAATCACGCTGGCCGTGTTTGGGTGCGATTACCTGTTTATCTGCCTGCGCAGGGCTGAAGCAATATCAGTCGGCACCTTTGGCGTTTCGGCATTGTGGGTAGCGGTGTTGGCGCTGGTGGGTGGTTGGGGACGGTACAAAAAGCGACCCGGGGCTTTGCGGCCCCGGGTTGGAGTTGTTTGTGAGACTGGCTCCACACTCTGGCTGACGCCTGAAAAGACGCCCGAAAAGACGCCCGCCATATCCTTTGAGTCTTCGAGTGACGATTCACCAATCTCACGCGAGCATCTGTAACGCGAGACGGCAATTCTGTCAACCGGTTATTTTTCTTCCCGGAGCAATGGACACCAATGGGGCTGTTTGGCGAACAGGCTCTTGCCGATCATGCGGCCATGTTTGGCCATTCCTGCGCGCAGTTCAATTTGCTTTTCCCGTATCTTCGGGTCATCGGATAGCGGGCTGTCGTTGTTGGCTTCCGGGTGCATACAACACCAGAGGTCCCAGACATTGCCCGGGCCTCCGCGCATTCCGCCTTGGCTTTCAAGGTGCGCGCAGGGCGAGCATCGGTTTTCGGTGTGTCGCAGGATGGTGAATTTGGTCGGCATAGATTCAGGTTTCAGATGATTTCTCTTTTCCTTTGCCCAAGGCTTGGATCAAGGCGTCAGCCATCTGGACGCAATACTTTGCGTCTGCCGCGCGCGCCTCGGCCCGCCATGCTTCCACATCTTCCATTCGGCTGTGCGGGCAGTGGCGTTCGTCGTCTTGGGACAGCAGGCCGGCAAGAGCGGCGCTGGCGAAGTAATCGCGGCGGGTGATGATAACGTCGGATTGGGCGTGCATTAACTTTGGTTGGTATTTGGATTTGATGGGCATGATGGTTTTGATCGGTTGGGTTTGGTTTGGTGATGGTGGTAGTAGCTGGCCATTGCCTTTGGGAAGGTCCGGTTCCAAGCTTCGGCCTGTTCGCGGCTCATCGGGACGTAGTAATAATTATCTTCGCCCAGATGCGGGAGAGTGTTCTTGATCTCGTATAACGCTTTGAACAGTTCGCTGGCAAGCTCGCGGCCAAAGGCAATCTCCTGCGCCAAGGCGACGGTGGCAGCCAAGGCGGCGAGACGTTTTAGGAAGGAGCGGTGGGATGGTTTCATGGCGCAATGTCTCCCGTGCCGAGCTTGGTGTTCTGCGCGCGGGCGATGGTGATGTCAAACTCCCACAGCAGGAAGCACAGCGTCAGGCTGGTGGTTTTGTAGCATCGGCCAAGCGAATCCTCTGTTGGTGTGTGGACCGACCTCCTCCATTCGTCAAACTCGACCCCAATTGTCCAGCGCCTTGAAATGCAGTTGCGTTCCCAGCGGAAATGCAGCCGCCATTCCGTGCGGTAGTTGGGCCGGCCATTGGTGCAACGCCACATCACCGGCCCGAGCAGGATATGCGGTATGAACTTCCAGCCGCGCCGATAATTGGCGTGGCGTTCAATCAATCCGAATTTGAGGTTTTTCATGGCCGGGTCAATCCGCAGAATTGGAACAGTTCCAACAGGACATTGAAGTCCGCGCCGTTGTTGGGGTCACACAGCAACAGCCGCGAACTAAGCTCGGGGTCTTCGTTGAAATCGTGCGCTTCGTCGTCAAGGATGCGGTAGTCGGTGGTTTCCGGATGCGCCTTGAGCCAAGCGCGTATCTCCGCGCCCCGGGTTGGAGGCATGTAAATGCCGCCGGGGGAAAGCGGAAGGTCAACCGGTGTGCGCCAGTCGGTTTTATGAAGGCAATGTACCAGCCCGCCCTCCGCAAGCTTGGCCCGGCACTTGGCGGGAGTGTCGCGCCATGTGCTGGAAATGACGATGTGCGTTCCGTCCTGATCGCAGCCGCATTGCAGCAGTCGGCACAATACCCGGTCTGGTTCGGCAGCGCTCCAGTTGCGTCCGGTGGCAATCATGGTGCGGCGCGTCAACAACACGCCATCAATGTCGAGAAAGATGATCTTCATTCGAGTTTGTGCTTATTTGCCCGGTGGCTGTCCCGGGCAAAGGTTGTTGGTTCTGCCTACGCCAGCGGCGTAGCCTCCACGCCGCGCGCCTGCCGGTCGCGCGTGCGATCCTCCAAGCGCTGCAAGGCCATCTTGCAATACTTGAGCGCGTCGGCGGTTTCTTCGCTGGGCAACTTCTGGTAGAGGCTATCCAAGTGGTCAATCAGCATGGCGAGAACTTCCTCGTTCGTGGTGCCGTCGTTAACAGTGATGAACTTGACGCTCTCTTCATGCTCGCGCTGCTTCTCAATGAATTGAAGAAGCTGGCCGGGCGCGTCCTTGTTCTCATGGTTGGCCAGTTCGTATTTATGTCCGGGGGTCAGTACTTTCATGGTTGCATTGTGTTGTTTTCACGAAGCTGAAGGAATTGATTTCCCTTCAATCGCTCGTAAAGCGTTTCTCCGGTGGGCGTGATGGCGTAAGGCAGCATCACTTGCTCGATTTCGGCGGCGCCAATCTCAATCAGCGCCAGTTGCGCCCGCAGCCAATCGTGAACGCAACGCCACGCAACACGCTTGGCGTGATCGTTGGACCTGAAACGAATCGGGCATTCCTTGGTGCGATTCAATACGGTCAACGTTTTTCGCCAGTCGCAGGGCAGCCGGAAGCCAAGCTGATTGTCGCCACGGTCAATGCGAAACGTGATGGCGCAAACTTCCTTGTCTTCATATTCCTGCATCACAGCTTTGGCGCCGGCGTTGGCTAGCAACTGCAAAATCCATTGCAGACTGCGGCTGACCGGAACGGTGGTGGTGTAATTGGCGATGGGCATATTGTTTACGGATTTGGTGTTGGTTCGACGGGATAAATCAAGGCCGGCTCTTCGTGGCAGTGCGGGCAGGTCGCGCTTGGCTTAATTGGTTTTTGCCTGCTGTCCAGCTTGACCGGAAAAATTCCACCGCAACTCATGCAGCAGCCTTCGCCCATGACAATGATCTTGTCCGGTCTTTTGGTGGTGATGACCGTCTTCATTTCTGGTTGAGGATGAGGGGCAGATGATGCTTGTGGTGGATCGCCTGCAAAGCTGGCATGGCCGGCGTGATGAAGCTGGCGGCGCAATCGCAGAGGTCAACAAACTGGGTGTGGTCGAAGACAAACAGGTACGAGGATGAGTCGCCCGCCACGCCGCTGCGCTCCAGCCGCAAACGATTGATCGCCATTGCCAGTTCCAAGGCTTCATGCAACAGCACTTCAACGACGCTGGGCCAGTGCGGTCGCTGGATGCCCACTTTTATGCGAGGCGCTGATTGATTGTCGGGGTTGGTGTAGAAGCAGCCGCCGGAATCATTCGTCAGCGCGTACAGGTCAACGGAGATGAAGCCGAGCGGAAAGGCGCCCACGTAAATTTGCGTGATGGGCAGCCGGCTTTTTTTGTGGCGGCGGATTTTCATACCGGTCGTTTGCTGGTCCATTTGAACGGCAGCCGGCCAACGATCCAGAGATGGCGCATGTTGGCGACATTCACGATGTCAAAGTCAGAGGGGAAAATCTCAACGGCATCGTTGCTGCCCCATCCGCATTCGCGTTTGAGCCGTTGCAGCGTGTCCCAATCGAAGCCCTCTTTCCATCCGCCGTTCTTGTCCAGTTCGGTGCGGCAAAAGGACAGGCGCACCGTGCCGTCGTTGTTGTGAAATTCCTGACAGAGAAATTCCCGGGAACGCCAGACGAAATCCGGACATATGGTTGCTGCCTCCATCGCCGGCCACTGATCGCGCGGAACTTCAACCAGACGGGCGGGCCATTTCTTGTTTTCTTCGTAAAGAAAACGGCGGAGGATTCGCAGTTCTTTGGAGGTCATGTCATTTTGCTAAGAATCAGTTGTTGATATGTAATCCCTTTAATGCGTCTTCTTGCGTTATCAAACCAGACACGGCTAACTCCAACTGTTTCACACCACTGAGATACAGTCATTTTCTTCCCTCCTATCTCTATGATTCGGTTGGTTCGCCTATTGTTTGCTTGTTCTTTTGATGTGGCCCACGAACAATTAGCTTTGCTGTAACCTTTGAGATTGTTTTTCCTGTTTAACGTCCTCCCGTTTGGACGATTTCCCATATCTTCAAGAAAATTCTCAAATCTGATCCATCTCTTGCAGACTTTTATTCCGGCGCCTCCATACCTTTTGTAGTCTGGATTTTTGGGATTTTCACATCGCGAAACCATGCTTGACCAACTTCGGTATGTCGGAGTTATCCGTGATCCAAATATGGAATTGTTTTGAAGCCTTGTGTGCCCGTGTGACGTATGATCGTCCCGGCTTTTACATCCGCAGCTTTTTGATGCTCCGCAATTCAGTTGGTCTGTTCTTACAATCCCAAACGCTCCACAGTCGCATCTGCATCTCCAAAGCACGCTTCCGCTTTTTGATTTTCTCCCGCTGTTTTTAATTACCACCCAACGATCAAACCGCAACCCGGTTAAGTCTCTTTTCATGCTTTGTAGATTTTTGCTTGTGAAACATCAATAAACGCATTTTCTCGTCTTGCTAAACCACCATTACAGGTTGCAGCCGTTTCTGTCGCTAAAATTTTATATCGGCACACAATCAACCCGGTTTTGTCGGTCAGCCGCACAGCCAGCACGCAAGCGCTCGGCTTCAAGTACACAAATCCGAATGCGGGAATTCGCATCAGTCGGGATAGCGCATGGATGTCGAGAAGCTTCTGGTGGGTCAGCAGCCACTTGCCGCCGAACTTTTGCATCATGTCCTCTAGCGTGTTGTCTCGGCTTTTGATTTCCGCCAGCGCGTGCGCGCAATTGTCCTTGATGATAAAGCCGTCCACGGCGGCAGCGTCATCGGTGGGGGTGTGGACAAACCAAATGTTGGTCGAGTGACGAAACACAATCTCCACAGCCTCCAATTGATCCTGTGCGGCGATGCGGCCTCGCGGAGTAAGAATGTCGATGGCGCCGTTCATTTGCCCCGTTTCTCCAGCCACGCAACCGCTCGCTTACAATCAACTTCGCAAACGTCGGAGATGGTGACGCAGTTATCGCTGATGACGGCGTGTTCTTGCAGCAGGTTCATGGTTTCGTCGGCGTCCATGTCATTTTGCAAAACGTAAAGCAGGAGGCTGTTCATGGCGGATTAGAGAATCACTGCGCCGAATTGCGCGTTGCGCTGCCACCATTCACGCGTCTCCTTGGTGACGTATTGAAGAAAGCGGAACTTGTCAGCGCCGTAGTATTTCCACTGCGCCTCAAAAGTTGCTCGCGCGTATTCCTCCCAAGCCGACTTGTCGTGTGACACCAGATTCAACTGCGCCGCCTCCCAATGAAATCCGGCGGCACCCAAAGCCTTTTCGGTGCGCTTGAATGAGTCGCCGCGCACATTGATGACTTCAGCCCAACAGTGTTCAAGCCTCTCGGGCCGCAGCGCATTTGCCATGTCGCGCGCAAACTTTTCATAGTCGCGCTGGGGCAGGCTTGGGCAGATCATGCCGAACGTTCTGAATCCGTTGTCCTGCAACCAATGTATGGATTCAATGCGCTTCGATACCTTTGGCGTGCCTTGCTCGAACGCAGCGGCAAGGTTGTCGTCGAGTGTGCCGGTGCTGACTCCGTAGATAACTCTTGAGCGAGTGCCATGATACGCATAGTCGCTTGTGAAGCTTTTGCCTGCGTCAACTTCATCCGCCAACGCTTGCGCTACCTTTGGAAGCAGATTGCTTTTGCTCAACAACCGGATGTCCCAATTCGTGAGTTCCAAAATCACCTTGCAGATTTCCACCGTCTCGCGAACCAAGTCCATGTTTGCCGCCACGTCAACCAGCGGTGAGGCGTAGATGACTTGCTTGCTCTGGCGAAACGCTTCCGGCTTGGACAGGATTTGCTTGCGGGAAATGTCCGCAGCGTTCTCCCGGCGAACAACGTGGCTCATATGCTTTCCAGTGACGCCATGATTCTTCAGCCAGTCCTGCTGTTTTTGCATCATGGAATCAACATAGCAAAAACTGCACGAATACGCGCACGCGCTGCCAGCCGAGAATGTCATGCCGTCGCAAAGCAGCTTCTTGCTAAAGAGCGATTTGAAGTTGATGACGGTTTTGGCGGGAACGGTGAAGACTGGCTTGCCGGCCATTGTTTTTCTTTCAGATGTATTTTCCATGCCAATCTCTCTTTCTGGTTTTTACGTGCAATGCCGCGTGTGTTGAATTTGTTTCAATTTGGATGTTTTTCATCCTGTTGTCCGATCTTACCCCATTTAAGTGATGTATGTGTTCGCTTGTAAGTAGTGGCCGTCTGATTTTTCTATCGGCAACTATTCTGTGCTCCGCTGCGTAGCCGCGCTTATCTGCGAGTGGATTGTCTGTGCCTACAAAAATGTAGATGTATCCGTTGTGGCTTTTGCGTCTTCCGCCTTTCCAGTTCGGATTATTTTTACCAGACCTTGCCCCGTTCCATTTATGGTAATTCTTTGACATGGCTGCACATTTTGAAGCGTCTCCGTCCGCGTGTGCAGCGTTCGCTCGAAAGCGAGGCAACCCCACTGAAGGAGTTCGCGGACGGAGACAGATTGAATTTACGCTGCACGCAAACATGTTTTCATGTTGTTGCAAAAAGTCAACCGTTCATGGTGGTTCGTTCGCTCATAACGGTATCGTGATTACGGCTCTTGGGTTGGCTTTGTCGTATGCCTTGGTGCTGGTGTTGATCCAAAGAAAAGTATCGTCAACCACAACGCCCGCGCGCTCCAAGATGTGAAAGATGGAGTCCAGCACGGCGGGCATGTCGCGGCGGCGCGCGTCGCCGGCAACGTAAGCTAGCGAAGCGTTCACAGGAACGGCGATGGCGGAAAAATCCGCCGGCAATTGCGCTCGCACTTCAGCAACCTTCTCGTCGCGCCAACTAGCCCACTCAGCTTTGGGAATGTGCTTCCCTTGGCGCGTGACAATGTAGTTGTTTTTGCCGCCGCGAATCTGGCCGGTGATGACAATGGTTAACTCGTGGGATCGTGGTGTCGTGGCGACAACTGGAGGAAGCTTGGGAATTGCCGTCTTGGTTTTGTTGACCCGTTTTTGCATGGTCACGAATTGTTCGATGGAGATTCCCATATCAATCAAAGGAGATGATCCGGCCATTGCCGGTCGGTGGGTTTGGTTGCGGAGAGGTCTCTTGCGTTGGCGCCGTTGCGGTCACTTCCGGCATAGACGACTCTAATACTTCAGCAATTTTCGCGTAGCGCACAACGTCATCAATGCGACCGTCTTCTTCGGCAAGTTGCATTTTTCTTTTTGCCGCCGCGATGTCCTGTCGCAATTGGTACTCGTGAAGCGTCTTGTACATGGCCTGAGCCTTTTGAAATTGAGTTGCCCAAGGCTCTTCAAGCGTCGCTGCCGTCATTGAAGTTTTCTTTGCATTGGATGCGGCCAGTTCCTTTTTGCGAAATGGCGGCTCCATCAATTCTTGCGCGGTCTTCAAAAAGAACCGTTTGTTTGGGTGGCTGATTTGCCGGCGATAGCGATAGATCAAGCGCCAGAGATACAGCGATTGCTTGTCAGTTATCTGCGGCGGCTGCGGGCCGTCGAGCTTGACGAACATTGTGCTCGCCATGCGCTTGTCGTAGGAAGCGAAAGGGAAGGTGACGGAGCGCAATAGCTTGGCTGCTTCAATCTCCATTGGCGTCATCTCGCGCCAAGCTGGTTTCAATGGCTTCAAATCACTCATGGCCTTTTCCTCTGCGCTTCAAAACGGAACATCATCGGCTTCCGGAGGTGAATCGTCTGGCTTGCATGGCTCTGCCTTTGGGGTCGGCTTGGAGCTTTTTGTCCGATCCAAAAACTTGGCGTTACCAATGATTGGCATTTCCAGCTTACGCTCGCGCTCTTCCTTCGTGCATTGCTGTTTGATGATGTAGTCGCCGTATTGCGAGTTCGGTGTTGGTATCAAAACAATGTCGATGTATTTGCCGTTCTTGCCTTCGAACAGGCGGGCTTTCTCAACTTTGCTGACGTTGATTTTTGCGGTCATCATTTCGCTCATAGTGATGTCTTTCAGTCTTCGGGTGGTGGCTCTAACTCAGGCTGGGCGGGGGTTTGTGGAACGTCTGCTTCAGTAATTTGAGAACGTTCGGTGATAATCATTCTGCCGCCATCAAAGTTACACTCTACCTCAGTGCCGCTTCCGCCTTTGGTGGCTTTCAAAACTTTCAGGTGCATCAAAGAGTAATCCTCGGAATCACGCCACGCCCCAATGACAACGCCGGCTGAGTTTTCAAGCGCTCCAGAGTCTTTTGCGGAATGCAGTGACAGTTTTTCCGGCTGTCTATTGCCGCCGCGAGCATCAGCTTTTGGGCGGGCTACCTGAGAAGCAACGACAATGATCGTTTTGGTTGCTTTGGCCAACACCTTCAATCCCTCGGCAATATCGGAAGTTCGCTCGTATCGGCTGGTGGATTTTCCGCGCATCAATTGCACATAATCAATCAGCACCAGTTGTGGCTTGGCGCCCATTTTTAGCTCGGCCTTTACGATAAGCTGTTCCATTCGGTCAATGGTCAGGCCGGACTCAGGGCAGATAAGCAGCTTCTCAAACAAGCGATTCAATGCGGTGGCGCCTAAAAATGTTCCGGCACGATAATCCGATTCTACGTCAGTGGCGCTGGCGTTGACTTCGTTTCGGCTGGCAACAAATCGCTCGAACAGCAATTCCTCCGGAAGCTCCATCTCGAACACGATTGTCCACAGATTGCGGGCGCTGTTGGCTATGTTCTGAAGCAGCGCAGTTTTCCCGGCGCCGGTATCTCCTATCAACAGCGCAACCTCTCCGGGAATCAGCGGACGCACGCGCCGGCCAAGAGTGGGGAGCCAGTTGGAAAAGTTGAGAGCAACATCAGATTGCCTCTGCGCTTGCAGCGCGTACTTAGGCTCAATGTCCGCCATTGTGTAGAGTGGAAGCTTCACACCGTCAACGAACGGAACCGAAGCTAGCAGCAACTCGTTGATGGACGATCTGGCCAAGTCGGGAGTGGCAAATGTGGCGATGTAGTCGGATATGTCTTTCGATGGTGGTGGGACTTTTACAATGCGGACGGTTTTTGCCTTTCCAGCAATGGAATCGAATATCAACTGAACATGATCCTGACCCGGCTTGTCGTTGTCGCCACACAGAACGACATCCTTTCCGGCGAGTGATTCGGTGTAACCATCCAACCACTTTCCCGCGCCGCCGACATTGCAGGTTGCCTGAAACCCAAGCTCGGAAAGATTGTCAGCGTCCTTCTCCCCTTCAACAATCCAGACGCGTTGCTCCTTTGTTATTGCTGGAAGCCGGTAAAGCACTCGCTCTACTCCAGTCATGTTCCAAATCCATTTCGTTCCGTCATAGCGGCGCTGGCGAAATGATTTTGGTTTCAGCCGGATCGCTTGGTAAAGCTCCCGGCCAATTGGGTCTTGGTAGGAGTAAATCTTCTCAATCTCGGATGGCTGTGTGTCCTTCTGTTTGGCATCCCCCAATTCCGCAAATGGATCGTTGTCCTCTTGTTCTTGTGATTTCTTGACAGGTTTCGCTGGCCTTGGCGGCGGCGGCGTCCAGCGTTGCGCCTTTTCCGAGAACAGGTCTTTTGGCTCCAACCCAAGCGCTCCAACAATTTCCTCAAATCGGCATCCCGCAAAGCATTTCACCAGAATCTTGCCATCAGCTGTTTGAGTTACGGACATGGACGCGGTTTTGTCCTTGTGCGCGGGGCACTTTACCATGAAGCCGCTCGCCGTCTTCTTGATCGGCTCTTCAAATCTCAGAATGAAGGCGTCAATGGTCATGGCGCGAAGTCTAATGTTTTGGATTTAACCGGAGCCGGCCCGCGAAATGACTTTGGCCCCGCCGGCCTCCCGTCAGACTCCCACTTCGCCTTAACTCTTGCCATGACAGCGCGCCAGTCTCGGATCGGCCTATGGTTGAAATCAATCCAACCGCATCCTTGCATCTCGTTGAACCAGTCCGCAGCCTTCCAATCCGGAAGCCCTGTCATTCTTGCAGATTCTATTACCTCAGAAAGCGATGGATAGTTAACTTCAGGAAAGTGAGGCTCTGGTTTTTTAGGCAATTGCGCTGTACTCTCTCCTGCTAGTACTGAAGGTGAAGGTGAAGGTGAAGAGCGACCGTTCTGCGATACGCTCTGCGACTCGCTAAGCGATACGCTCTGCGACTCGCTAAGCGATTTTTTAGACCACCGCTTTTCATTGGTCTTAGTAGCTCCTAAACTCTTTGCTTTCTTGTTGTTACGAGCTTTTTCTAGTTCAATTTCTATGCGTTTGTGAATCCAAAGCTCTGGGTTTGACTTTCTGACGATAAAGAATTTCTCGATCACAGACCGTATCGCTGACCAGTCGCTTAGCGATAATTTGGTCACGTTGGCCAAGTATTTGTTGTCGTTTTGTATTGGCCCTCCGTTCATCCAATACGCATCCATCAACAGGTTGTAAGCTCCATGCTCCAAGCATGATAGGTGCATTGTATCACCGTGATAATCACCCACGTACTTGGGATACCAGATGTCGGCTTTTTCACCCATAGCTTAACCAACCCCCTTCATTGCCTCGGCTATGATTCTTTGCGCAATCACATGGAGCCTTTGCGTGGGGACCTTCATAATTGCGATTCGCAAAGCGTCGGCGCTTTTGTCGGAAAGCTCTTGGCGCTCCTTGTGGCACGCATCGCAGAGTGTTTGAAGAAGACTGTCTGGATATTCCCAAGGGTCCATCCTGCGGTAAACGACGTGGCGAACCTGAAGGTTTCGAGTTGAGTCTCCACAGGAAAAACACTTCCACCCGTCGCGGTCTAAGATCAGGAGACGCTTTTTTTGCCAGCGAGGATCACGAAGCTTTTCGGAGTAGGTCATACAGTCAATCAGTCAGCGGGATTGTTTCTCTCATAACACCCCAATGCGTTGCAACAAAAAACTGCGCGCGATGCTGGAATTTATTGCGGCCATCAAAATCCCTTGCTTACCAAGTGCTTTGAGCTTAACAATCGCATGGCAGCAGTGCCCGGCTGCGTAAGACCGTACGCCAGATGGCAACCAATCGAGAGCAAATTGCGGCGCGCGGCACATCGAATCAGGCAACCACACTGGTTATCCCGAAAGTGCCTTCAGCCAAACTGCCTCCACGCATCTTGAAGGCGTATCCCGAACTCGAAGAATGGCAGCGCGAGCAGGAGCGTCAACACGAGCACTGGCGCGAGCAAGTCAACGTCATCCTCGTGGGCAAGATTGGAGGCTGATCGGATTTTATGGCAAGGCAAAGCAACATCAACCCGTGGCAGCGGTTTACTGAGTCGCTGTCCGCTGGAAATTATCCCGGAAGCTCTGGCTACTGGGGATTCCCGGCGGCATCGCGTTATCCGTATTCGCAGCAGGGACCGAATGAATACGGGCTCTATCCCGGGGACGCTGCCAAGGCGAATCTGGCCCGCCTTGCCGGGGTTCAGGCGCCAGCAGGATTGGCCGGATTCAGCCGCAATGGCGGTCGGGTTGCTCCCGGGCTGAGTGCGAGCCATGCGCGCCGTTGCTGGAAACACCCGCCTGTGGGGTTTGATTGACGGTTACAAGGCCAAGACGAAGGGCATTCGTCGGTATCGCGGATAGGTTCTAAAAAAGGCGGCGCAGATTTCACCGCAGTTGCTCAAGCAGGCGGAATCCATCGAAGACCCAATTCTGGTGTTGATGGCTGATTCGTACGAAGGCGGCAACCGGTCGCAATTCGTCGTCGAGGCCAACCAAAGCGCTTTGCAACGCGAAGACTCGGTGACGCAGAGTGTTCAGGATGCTCGGGCGCTCGGGGACCTGACTCGTTACACATTCACCGCGCAAGGCTTGCTGATAACCCTGCTGATCCCGTTGACAGTTTTTATTGTCTATCCCTTGCTAGGGGCTGGTGCGGTGATTGAACGTGACTACGAGAGACGTCGGCCCGACTAGACCCACGATTGACCAGAGGCTGAATGACCACTTGCGTGGTGACGATTCCCGTATTAAAGTCGTCATATGAATACGGTGACAAATAAACCAACGAAGACGCCCATAAAACGCAATCGGCCATTCAGAATCTTGAAGCCACTTGACCCGAGCAAGATCGCTGAGAAGTTGACTGAACTAGGAGCGAGTAACAAAGAGATTGCTGAACTGTATGGGGTGAAAGAGAATCAGTTCTATGTTTGGCAACGAGCCCTGCCTGATCTGAAAAAGGCCGTTGAAAAAGGTCGTCTTCGAGCCGATGAACGAGTGATTGATTCTTTGTTCAACTTGGCCTTGCGTGGGAATGTCACGGCTCAGATCTTTTGGTTGAAGAACCGGCAGCCGAATGAATGGAATGACCGCCGTGAGCTGTTCGGCAAGATTACAGTGGAGAATCAGTCGCCAGATGAATTGGATCGTGCCAGTGATGCTGAGTTGCGGAAGATCCTTGGCACCGGTGGTTTGTGTCTATTGCGCGACCAACCGGCGGAGAATGGAAACGGTCATCCAGACCGGAAAACGGTTCCGGCGAAAAACAATAATGGTGATGATTCTTCTGAAACCGACCCGTGGTAGATAATAAGGTATGAACAGCTTGGCCGGATGCCGTCACAGTCTATTAAGTTTATGAACACCCCTACCGACCGCCAACTAAAATTCGCACTCGCAAAAGAGTTGCCGGAGTTGATTGAAGTCTTTTTGAAATGCACATGTCCTGTGCCTCTCGAAGAATCAGACAATTGTAAATGCTCTGACTATAATTTCTTTTGGCGGGACACAAAGGCTGGTGTTACTGACCGCGAATGGGATTGGGTGGTGAATGAAGTTATATCAAACTCCTCTGTTTCAGTAGAGCTAGAGAATCTAGTTCCAACATTAAACTGGGGTAATGCAACTTGGCAACAACGCGCTATTGCCTACTTCAAAACCGTCGGAAAAGAGATTTGACGATAATAAGACGATGAAGTGTAAATATTCAATCTGGGGTTGGTCGCTTGGTGGTGTCGGCGGTGGACTGGCGGCGATATTGTTGGTGCGGCTGCTGGCTGATTCTTCTTTTCCTTTGCTGCCACTTGTGCTTTTGTTTTTCTGGAGCGGGTCGTGCATTGGCCTGTGGGCCGGCGGTAAACTGGATGATGGAACATGGTAACAGAAGAATGATAATACGAACATGAGACATTCACAACGACTACAGAAAATCCTCGCCACCCTCACCCTCATTTCCGCCACTTTCCAAGCGACGGTGGTTAATCGAGCAACCCAGGCCCGGATCAAAGCGAAGAAGTCACTCGGTTACATCCCCACTGCTGGATACGGGCACGGCTCTTACGGTGCCCGGGCGGACGGACACGGACCAGACTCGCACACGATGGAGCAACGCACACAAATTGGTTCGCGCCGTTTCATCCGTCAGCAACGGAGGATGGTGAACACTTTGAGCTGGCATCCTTTCAGCAAGATGATTCGCAGCTGATGTGAGCGTGCTGAATCCATCTCTCGAACAGGTACCGGCCGCTACCAGAACCAAACTGGCAGCGGCCGTTAATCGTGCCAAGCGGATCCTAGCCAAACGGTACTTCTACGAATTCGTTCAGCAAGCCTGGCACGTCCTTGAGCCAGAGAAGGAATACAGTGACAACTGGCACATCAAAGCTCTGTGCGAGCACCTCCAAGCGATATCTGAGGGGAGAATAACCAATGTCATTATCAACGTCCCGCCGGGCACAATGAAGTCTCTCATTGTGTCAGTTCTTTGGCCGGCTTGGGAGTGGGGTCCAAATGATCGACCTGGGAAACGATTTATGTCGGCCAGTTATGCTGAACCGCTGGCAATGCGTGATGCAGTAAAGACACGTGACTTGGTTCAGAGTGAGTGGTACCAAGCACGGTGGCCGATTGAGTTGCGCGATGACATTAACGCCAAAGGCAAATACCAGAACTTAGCTGGCGGGTGGCGACTGGTTGCTTCCGTCGGTGGTAAGGGAATAGGTGAACATCCTGACTACCTGATAATTGACGATCCGCACAATCCAATCGAAATGGAGAGTGAGGCTGAGCGAAAGGCCGTAGTGGATTGGTTGGATGGTGTTATTTCTTCCCGTGGTGTAACCCGTGACGTTCGTCGCGTGGTAGTGATGCAGCGACTCCACACCCAGGACGCGAGCGGTCACCTGCTAGAAAAGCGAGACCCGGCGGGACAGCCTATTTGGGAGCATATCTGCCTGCCGATGCGTTATGAGGCACCAACGCGAGATGAAGTAACGGGATCGGTGATATTCCGGATGCGACCGACTTCGATTGGTTGGACTGACCCGCGCACAAGAGAAGGTGAGCTGCTTTGGCCAAACCTTTACACGATGACACGAGTCGAAGCGATGGAATCCAACATGGGGCTCTATCACGCGGCTGGTCAGCTTCAGCAACGACCGACTCCACGTGGTGGTGGTAAGTTCAAGCGGGCTTGGTTTGAGGTGCTCACCACTTGTCCGCCTTTGATTCAGGGAGTTCGTTATTGGGACAAGGCCGGATCAAAAGGAGGCACGGGCGCACGGACGGCTGGGGTGTTTATTGGTGCCTATGATGATCCGAGTGTGCCAACCAGTTCACCTCTTCGTCGCAAATACATCATCACCGACGCCCAAGGACACCGGGTAGAGGCACCTGAACGGGAGATGATTATTAAGCAGCAGGCAACGATTGACCAGCGGTTTTATCCGGCAGTGGTGACTTGGGTTGAGCAAGAACCAGGGTCAGGAGGAAAAGAGTCAGCTCAGAACACCGTTGCCAATCTGGCTGGTTTTACGTGCATGGCGGAGCGGGTGACTGGGAGCAAGGAAGTTCGCGCTGATCCTTTGTCGAGTCAAGCCAGCGTCGGCAAGATAAAATTGTTGGCTGGTAATTGGAACAAAGAGTTCTTAGATGAGATTGAGTTGTTTCCGCTCGGCAAACTGAAAGATTTGGTAGATGCAGCCGGCGGCGGGTTCAACAAGCTCTTCCAGCCGACGGTGTTTGTTGGGGCTGATTGGGTGCGACTTAATCCAAGTGAAGAGCGTGAGCAGTTTGAACCAGACCGATTAGATTTATGAACCCAAACCTGACACGGGTATGGATTCGCAAATGGGATGAGAACTGGATGATCCCTTCCTCGCAACGGAGGAGCGAACGACCAGAGAAGGCGCAAGCCGGTTGGAGCTTGGCCCGCCAAACTGGAAATATACCTGTCAGCGGTGCGTTGTCACCGCTGGCTTTTCTTTGATTATGAGCAACTTGGTTGACTTGTCCATTGAGGAATTGGAAGTAGTAAACGGTGAGCTTTTAAGCCACAAGCAACGGCTGTCAGCTGAGAAACAAGCATTGCAGGGTCAGCTGGGTGTGTTGAAAGCTAAATGCACCATTCGTCTTTCCCCTTTAGAATATCACAAAGTTCAGACTGAACGTGGTCAAGTGGTCAATCAGCTTTCTGAAAAAGAAGTTGAAATTGGAAACCTCAACATTCAGTTGCGCGAAGTGATGACGGTGCTTGAGGTTAGGAAACGGCAATCCGGGAAGATACCACCGAAAGAGGTAAAGGAATTGGTAGGAATACGTGACCGCTGGCACGACTTTAGCATGGACCCTCCAACCATCAAAAGGCACGTGAGGTGGCTTGGAAGATTTCGCAAGAGATCCGAACGTGTCTGCGTTCGTTCTTTAACCTAACTGATGGATGATTTATGAAAGAAGGAATTGCTTCACCTGAACTCGTAAAGAAATGGCTGGCACAGGGACGAGTCAATATCACTCCTGCCTCAGCGTCTGACCAGGTTGTGCCGGTGAAAGGAGCGTGGCACAAAAAAGGTGAAGGAAATGGACTTCACCTCCGTCCAAAGACGATTGCTTTGTTTTTGGTGCTAGATCCAGTCATCACTCATCACACTGTCATGCGGGAATTGGAAGTGGTTCGCATGACGGCAGCCAATATCCTTTACCATTGGAAGCAGATGGGATGGATTGAATCAGTTTCTTGGGGGGGTGTATCGGCGGACTGATTTGTTTGGCAAGAAGATTGATTGAGTTACTTTTTTGAAATTCTTCCTTTACATTCCTCTATCATCTGCAATTTACTCATAGCGGGGTTAGGAGTATGACTGCTCCAAGCCGTGTTGATGAGATTGCTAGGACTAACGATTGAGCGCGCCACGCCAGAGTTGATGGTTCGAGGAACCGACTTTGAGGCGCGCTCAATCGTTTCAGCCTCTCAAGAACTCCCTACCAGCAGCACCGATCTCCAGATTGTCCGCCAGCAACGCAAGGCTGGGATGCGTGGTGATGAGATGGTTGATCGGGTAGTGATGTCTGATCCGCTTGGTGATTGGTATTTGGCTTTGCCGTCAAAGCTGGAGCCGAAGCAAGTGGATTCGATCATGCGGGCTTCGCTCGCCGGCAACATTTGGCAGTTCACCCAGCTGGTGCAGCGGATGATGGAATCGTGGCCGATGTTGAAGAAATGCTCACATGAGTTGCGCCAAGCGGTGTCACGGGTCAAATACACCGTGGTTCCATTTGTTGAGAAAGAAGGAGAAGATCCGACTCCAACCTCCGTCGAGAAGTCTGATACCGTGGCCCGGGCGATGCGGTCGTTTGAGATTGATCGCTTTTCAGATGAGGAGAGTTTTAACGGGTTGGTGTATGACATAACCGACGCGGCGATTGTCGGGCTCTCCATCAGCGAAATCATGTGGCATCAGCAGGCTGATCCGGCGGGCACATTGGAGTGGTTGCCGCGGGCCAGTGCTTATGTCCATCCGCGCCTCTATGCGTTTTCAAGCGACGGAAAGATAGGAATTGGTCGAAGCAACACGGATGATCCGATGTGGCAGCAGGTCCAAGCGGCCAAGCCAGTGTTGAACAATCCGATGAAATACATCGTAGCCAAGTTCAAATCAGGCAGCGGGTCCTGTCTGAAGAACGGGTTGGCGCGGTCGTTGTGCTGGTGGTGGGTGGCGGTGGTTTACGGACGTGACTTTGCATTGTCCTTCGCTCAGAAATTTGGCGGGCCGTTCCTCGACATTCCCTACCAAAGCGGTATTCCCAAGGAGGACATTGATAGACTCGAACGGCTCGCCAAGCGAGCTGCCAATCTCGGTTACTGCGTCCATCCAAATACGGGTGAAGTTAAGGTGACACCGGCTCAAAGCATGGGCGGTGAGAATCCACAAGTGGTGTTGATGCGGATGGCGGATGAGGCGTGTCAGATTCTGTTGCTGGGCCAGACGGCTTCGACCATGGGCACGCCAGGGATGCTCGGACAAGAGAATTCACGTGAGACGGTCCGCCGGGAGTATGTGGAAGGGTTTGCTGCTTGGGTGGCTGAGATCCTGACTGAGCAGTTTGCTTGGACGGTGGTGAAGCAGAATTATCACTTGTCCAGTGCGGTTACGGAACGACCGAAAGTCATTGCTGATTTCACCGAGACAGAAGACCCCATGCAGGCAGCGACGCGCTGGAGCACATTGCTTCACACGGGTCAGCCGTTCCATGCTGATGAGTTTTATGACGGGGTTGGTGCTCGTCAGCCCGAAGAAGGCGACAAAGTCGTCGTTGGTCAGAAGATTGGAACGATGGGGCCAGACGACTTCATTGTTACTGGCCAACCTGATTACGGTTACGGGTTTGATGACTGGGGCAATCCTATTCCTCCGCCTGAGATGCAGCAGATGGGGATGGTGCCTGGGCAAACGATGGGCGAATTCAACGGTCAGCAGATGATGGCACGCGATTCTCAGGTCCGTCGTGCGTTATCTCGCGCATCTCTCAGCGAACTCAACGCTCTGCGGGCAAAGGCTGCGGCCTGTGTCAAAGCGCGAGAGACAGGACACATCAACGGAGAGCACAACGAATTTATCGCGGCCCTGCGCCAATTACAAGTCAACCATTCAAGACGATGAAGATCAAAGACAAGAAAGCCAGACAGGACAAGCCCCAGGTAACTGAAACGCCGGAAACGGTTTCACCAGAGATTGCAAGCACAGAGGCGGCAGTTCCCGTTGAGGTTACCGAAGTGGTGACAGCGGCCGCAGCCGAGGAAGAGGAAGGCTGGGATTTGGCAGCTAAGGAACGGGAAAAGAAGGCGAAGGACACTGCCGTGGAGGAAGAGTGGTGCCGGCAGCAGATGGTTGGCTTTCAGGTTTATGCTCCTTCACTTGAGGAGTATGTGGCGGCAGGCTATACGGCAGCCAACTACCCTCCGTCCTTTGCCACGCAACGCAAGCAGACGGAAGAGTGGCATCGCTTGCGTGATGCCCAATTGAAGCAACCGGCGAAAGAACAGCCGAAGCGGGAGGCAGTTGAAAGCATTTTAACAACGGCCCTGAATACGAACACGGTGAGCAAGACGGCGCAGAATATGCGGTCGTTCGGCAAGCCGCAGACGTTTCGAGCCTGAAAGGAACTATGCCAGCTTGGTTAAATCAGACAGATGAAGGGAAGTGGGAGACGGCTAAGAGTGCCGTCCTCAAGTCGTGTCAGGAGACTGATCCGGCTTTTCTTCCTTTGGTTACTGCCGTCTTCCGAAAGATGGGTGGGGTGGTGGCTGACGATGCCGTGATGGCGAGTTGGTCGGATGCGGCAAGGGAGGCTGCGGCGGAAGCTCGTAGGAATGGTTCTCATGCTTGGAAAAAGGATGAGGAGGCATTTAATGCGACAGTGAATTTGGCTTCAACCGGTGGTAGTGCGGAATCACACCAACGGGCGGCTGATTTGCACAAAGTGGCATTGGCAGCTCATCAATCGGCTGCTTCAGAAAAAGGGCCTGAGACGGATAGTCATTCTTTTCGTGCTGACATCCATAAAGAATACATTCAAAAGCATGAAAAAGAGGCCGCCGGGTTCAAGTCGGGCGGTCATGTCGTTTTCCAAGGTGATGCCGCTTCCCTTCCGCACCCTTCTCCGTCTAATGAAAAAGACAAATACGGTTTTACCGTATTTAATCAAGGGAAGGTTTACACCCCAAAGCATTTAGAAGGTCAGGTGGACAAGCATTACCGGTCCAAGGGATATACAAAGAATCGAGACAGGTCGAGGGGAGGCAGCTGGGGACCAGCGACATATACTCGGAATGGTGCTCGTGTGTCAGTCCATTCCATTCAAGGTGATTCTACTAAAGCATCTGATGTTTCATTTGACGATGCCGTGATGGCGAGTTGGAGTGAGGAAGCCAGACAGGCAGCATTGGAGAAGCGACGTGAGTTGAAGAGCCAGCACAACGGCAAAGCCGGAATTGATTTTATCGCACCACACGGATCACCAGGCCATTTCATGGCGGTGGTAAAAGACAAGAGCCGATTGTCGGAAGCGGCTGAGCACCTGGAGGACGCTGGTCATACTGTGACGAAAGTCCACTCTGGTGATGAGAATACCCATCCTGCTGTTCATTTTACACCGAAAGGTGAGGCGGCGGCTGAGGCGAGGAGTCGAACCACATCTGCTTATCGCAAAATGGCTTCTCATGCTTTTGAGGCATCTGATGAAGCTGATCGAGCAACTGCCTCTGCACATGGTCGTTTTTCTAGTCGATCCAACCATGAGTTAGCAGCCAATATGCACCGGCAGGCGGCTCTTCACCATAGTCAGAACTATGATGAAATGAGTGAAGGAAGCGGGATGCGAAAAGGAGCAGGTGACATGATTGACTACCATGAGAATCAAGCTAAGAAGCATGACCGATTGGCAAAAGGTAGTTCTACCAAAGCAAGTGACCCAACTGGAGATGAATTCATGAGTGACACAATTAAGGCGAGTTGGTCTGATGCGGCTCGTGAAGCCGCTGCGGCGAGTCGGAAGGCGCACATGGAATCGGCTGAGGCATCTGGATCAACTGATTTCAGTCTGCACCGTGCGGCAACAGACGCGCATCGAGAGGCAGATGATGCTCATCGAAATGCGGCGAATCAAGCTCGAAAAGAAGGTAAGAATTGGAAGTACCACAACCGCCAAGCTCGTCAACACGAGGCATTGGCAAACCATCACTCAGACCTCGCTGAGGAGTATGATTCCAATGGTGCTGAATCTTCAGATGCTGGTGGTACGTCATTTCATGACGATTCTCCCGCCAAGGCGACAGAGCAATTGGCAAGTGAACGCAATATGATCACCGCCCGCGATCCAATCGTTCGTTGCCGCGATTATGGCTTTGCTCTTTCCAAGTCGGTCAAGGCGAAGAAAGTTTGGAAGCCGGGTGAGCAAGTGGACTTCCAGTGGATGCCGGGTGGGGTTCATGCAATTACTGCCTCGTATGGCCGAGGTGATCGCAATGTGCCAATTGAGTTGTGGGTCCATTGCAATGAAGCTGGCGCCCGTCGGGTTCAGCAGTCATTCGAGCAGATCATGGCAACGAATTCGCGCCGTCCTCCTTTCATTTGCATTGAGCACCAGGCGAAGGAACGGGCCGGGCAGCCGGTTGGTTTTAAGTGGGGCGTAATTGAACATGACCAAGGCAGTGACACTGGCATCATTTGCACTTGCGACCCGTCAGCCCTCGGAGCCAACAATGTCAACGGCAAGATCCATACCTCGTTCAGTCCGACGTTTGACACTGATGCCGATTACTCTCAATTGCGTTGCACTGGTTGCGCGAAGGACCGTAACGGTTGCCAGTGCGCTTCGCCACATGCCTTTGCCTTTGCCCGTGGGGCCCGTGGCAGCCAGGAGAATCCAGCAGAGGTGACTCGGCTCGATGCTCAGTCAGTTGGGTCGTTAACGAACTGGAATGCGTTCAAAGAGATTTTGCCGATTGCTGCCCGTGAACCTGAAACGGTGAAAGCTGGCGGCACGAGTGAGGGTGCGAAGAAGGGGTGGGAGCATCGTGGAAACATTGCCCATGATTTGAGTGCAAAAGCCGATATCGCAGAACAAGAGGCCGATGACTCTGCTACGATCAAAACATATAGAAAAGCAGCGGATATTCACCATAAGGCTTCAAGGGCTCATCGCGAGGCCGCAGACGCTGCGAGTGAAGAGGGCTACAAAGATGCGGCGACAGTCCATGAACAAGCGGCAAGTTTTCATTACCGCAAATCAATAGGTTTGCACGCAAAAGGTGATTCTGTCAAATCTCGTCAGCCTACTACCGCCGCCGAGAATCCCAATCCTGTCTTTGCGACGTATCCAGACCTGGCGTTGGCGAGTGTGAAGGCTGATGAGGCTGAGGCAAGTGTGAAGGCGACTTGGTCCGATGCGGCGAGGGAGGCTGCGGCGGAAGCTCGTAGGAATGGTTCTCATGCAGGTGGCGATGAACACGATAGTTCAAGTGAAGGGAGGTTATTAAACCAACCCTTGTCTCCTGCATTCAAGTCTCATGTTATTGAGCATTTGAAAAATCATATAGGAATACACGCGCCAGAGAAGGTTACGGTGAGAAAGAGTTCTGATGTAGAAGGGACGGTCGTCACTCTACATCATGCTGGTAAACGGCATTCATACTACACACCGCATGAAAATATGTCGACTTTTACGAAAGAAAAAGAAGGCCAACATTGGATTAAGGCAAGTGATCTAAATGAAGACAATTCCTTCGCCATCATGCAGGCCCATGCCGAAGTGATTGTCCAGGCTGAGTTGGCAATGGTGAAGGCCCAGGAAACCAACAACCGCGATGACGTCCAGGCTTTGCGTGAGTTGATTAAGGCATCGAATGGGAAGATTCTGGAGCATGGTGAACAAGTGACTGACACTATTTTCACTCGTGCGTTGAAGTCAGACGCAGCGGTCCGGGCCATTGCTTTGCGGGTTGAGCCGGTTGATGACAAGTTTGAAGACACTGAGACGGTATTTGCCCGGTTGGCCGAGCGAGTGGCCGAGACGAACCGTTTACTGGAAGGGAAAGCGGCCTTGCCAAAGACGGACGATGACATGGTGCGTGAGATCATGGCGCGGACTCATAATCCAGCCGAGAACGTGACGGCGACTGGTACGAGTGAAGGTGCGGAAAAGGGGTGGGAGCATCGGATGAGATTGAGTGAAGAGGCTCATTATGCCACGAAAATTGCTCTAGGTGCTCGTGGGAGTATCAATGAAGATGCTTTGTATAAAGAGGCAAGAGACAGGCATACTGACGCGGCAAAGGCATATCGTTCAGCTTCTTCTGAGAGTCGTCTTGTAAAAGAAGACAATGAAGGACGAGCGAAAGAGCATGAGGCACTCGCAGCCCATCATCAACAGGTGATGGATAACGTAAGAGGCTACAAAGTGGGTGATTGATTTTTGATTTGCCGCAATGAAGCGGCGACTGGTCACCCGGCCAGCACAACTGAAACGGGAACAAGAACAAACAAACAGGAGACAACGATGAAGAAAGTATTCATCACTAAGGTCCCGCCGACAGGTGCGATGTGCAAGGCTGGGGACTGGTTACCGATCCAAGCGAGTGCTGAGCTTGACGCCCTCACCGCAAAGGGTTACGAGTTCCAGACCGAATCCGAATACAACGCAGTGAAGGCGCGGGAACAAGCAGAACAATCGGCCCAGGCCAACGCGGTCAAGGCCCGTGAAATCCTTATTGACGGTGAGATTACCCGAGCGCGTGATCGCGGGGTGTTCGCTGCCAAAGAGGACGTTTCGACGGTCCGCGCCGAGGCGTTGGAAATGGAAGCCTTCCGTCCCGGCATGGGCGTGAAGTATCTGGCCGACAAACAACCGGTCAAGGCACAAGATGCCTCGCTCAAAGACCGCCTCACTGCCAGTGATCAGCCCATTCGGGTTCAGGTTGTGAGCGAAGGTGTGCGGGAACTGGTGCGTGGTTTCATTCACGCGAGTGAGCCGTTTACCAAAACGGTGCGCCAGGGCGGTATCCTGACGGTGTGCCGCAATGACAGCAAAGCGATGAGCGATGCAATTATGGCATCCCGTAACCGCGCCATCATCACCGGTGAACTCATCCGCGCCATTGAGGGCGGAGCGAACTTCACCCTGCAAGACATGGTGAAGGCCGGCGACTACGTTGACCCGGCGTCGAACAACCCGTTGGGCACCTTGAATTCTACGCTGGTCCTGACGTGGAATCTCGGTTACCTGAAGAACATGCTGCCGATGTTGAATGACGTCGTTACGAGCATTAGCAACCAGCCGATCGAGTTCGGTCAAATGGCGAAGGTCCGGTATATCACCGTTCCCAAGTACCAGAAGAAGACGAGCACGACGGCCTGGAGCACCGCCCAGTCCGGTAACACGGTGGACGTGAACGTTTCGCTGACGAACTACAACGGCGTTCCGATCGCCTTCCCCGAGACCATCTTGGGTGCGACGGTGCGGCAGTTGCACAACGAAATGAAGACGCCCCAGCTTTACTCGCTGGGTGAATCCATGGTTTACAACCTGGTCAACACAATCATCAACGGCAATACCCGATATGCCAATGATGGTTCGACGACGTCCACGATCAAATTCGGCAATGTGGCCGAAGGTGGTACGGCAAACGGCATTCCGGCGTTCGGCGTTACCGGTTCGACGCTGGCAACGTTCACGGCGGATCTTCCGGCCTACATGGACCAGTATAAGCTGGCAGGTGGGCAGGAGCCTCCGGGCACGTCAGTGGAAGACCTCGCACGCTTCGCGTGGTTGCATCACAGCGTCTACGCCAACCTGGCAGCGGACACCAACCTCATGCTCAACCAGAGCATTTGGGGAGCGGTCGCTGGCAAGGGCGGAAACCTGATGGCGACGGGTGTCCTTCCTCCGTTGGGCAATGTGAAGATCAGCAAGAGCCAGCTCGTGCGCGATGGTTTGTCCGAAACCAGCGACGGCGCCACTCCGCCCCTTTACAGTGTGACGGTGCCGGCGACGGCTCCGGCCAGTGTGCTTGGGTTTGCTGGTACGCGCAACTCGCTGCTCTTCGCGAGCCGAGTCCCCACCGACTACACCAAGGTCATGCCGGAGATTCCGAGCACGGCGGCGGTGGAACTGGTTACCGAACCCTCCACGGGGTTGACGTTCATGGTCGTCAAGTACCTCGACCATGCCTACGAAATCAGCAATGCTCGCGTGTCGCTGATGTTCGGTATGGCGATCGGCGACGAGCGTCAGGGCTTCATCCTCAAAGTCTGATTGACGAAAGAGGCACGTAACAATAACGGGTGAGGCTTGTTTGGCTCACCCGTATTAACTAAATCAAAACATCAGCAGATCAAAAGCAATGAAAAACAAAATCACGAGTCCATTCGTTGGGCCCCTCATCACGTTGGGATTGGCGGTAGCCGCGGCTGTCACCATCGCAACTTTCGCGCCTGTTGAAAAAGCACAGGCAGCCAGCACGTTCCGATCGGACGGGAATCCCCTCTATTCGGTGACGTATCACAGTCCAGGTGGTGCGACGAACATCACAACTGGTTTCACCAATGCGTTGGTATATCGCCCTGTCACTGGGTCACTCCTGACCCTGGGCTTTGAAGCCGGCGGTACCACAGTCAACGTCTCCAATAATGTGACCATTGTCGTTTTCCCGTCGTGGGATGGAACGACCAATGACACAACGGCAGCGGCGCGAATCCAGCTCTTGCCAACGACGACGTTCAAACGATGGACGACCAATGTGTCAACCATCTGGGGCGCGCCTTACGCGGCCATCCAGTTGGAGAACCCCAGTTCCAATGTGGGGTGCCTGACGAACGTGGTCTTGCGGTATAACTCGAAACTTCCTTAGCTCGGGTGTGGGCTATGGTTGCGGGGCCGTCCGCTGGGTTGTTGGTTAACCGGCGGACGGCTTTCCTAGAAGGTAAAAATGGCGACAAATTGGATCACTCTTACAGGTGCTGACATTCGTCTGGTTCTAGCCGCTGCGGCCCAGGACCAGACGAATGAAAACACGGCTGAAGGGACTGAAGCAGGATCAGAAGTTGATTTGGGTGCTGATAATCGCCGTGACTTGTTGGTAGAGGATGCGGTAATCAGGATTCGTGCCGCCATCGCGAACGGCCAGCGCATTCCTATCAGTGTCACGCCAGACACAATTCCACCAGAAGCGAAACTCCATGCACTGTACCTTGCGGCGATGCCGTTGGTTCAGTCAATGCCGGGTCTGGCCAAGTCATTGTTGATTGGTGAGGACGGTCGCAAGACTTCATTTGAACGCTCTTACGACCGCGCCGAACAGTTTCTTACCGATGTGATGGGCGGCATGAATGTTACCTATCCAACTGACCCGGTTGGTGAGGACGGTGAGACAGCGGTGACGGATGACAATCCTCTCTATTCTGCCGTCCGGTATGGTAGCTTGACAAATGTGGAAGAGGCAGACTTAACCACCCAGGGTCCAGTAACGGAGGGATGAATGAATGTGCTTTCTTCTACTTCTATTCGCATTGGCCATCTTGCTCGGAATTTGGCTTGGAATGCGAAGCCGGCTGTGACGGCATCTTCGCCTCCCCCGCCGGTTGATCCCATGTTGGAAGATCCATCTAAGTTGTTCCGGTTGCTGGATGAAGAATTGATTGTGCGTGAAATGATCACGGCAGTCGGTCGCGATACTTCAGTTTCAGTCAAAGCCACTCTCAAAGATGCCAATGGCGATGTCTTGCTTTTGAAAGATGTCCGAACAGGCAATTGGGACCTGCCCGGCGGTCACAAGCAGGAAGGTGAAAGCGATTACCGAGCCCTTGTCAGGGAGATAAAGGAAGAGACGGGGCTGGACGTGGCCAGTGTGACGTTTGTCAAGCAGATGCCAAAAGCAATCTTCTATGATGTGTTGGTTACGGGTGTTCGGCCGGCGGTAGTTTTAAGCAACGAACACACTGATTTCAAGTGGGAACAGCCAGGTCGTGCAAAGCATGACGCGGCCTATTGGACGGGAGGTTATCTCGTGCATGATCTCACGCGAGACCAGGCGCAGATCAGTGTCACTAATGCCGTCCGGCGCATTGTAGCATTGGCTGAGACAGACGTGATCTCGGGCCGAGACAACCCCCATTATGAGGATGATGCTGCTTTGATCTTCACCGCCGCGTTGGCCGCTGCTTACGGTGTAGCGGTGATGAAGATGGACAAAGAGGTTCGGCAAGTGAACCAAGGCGATAAGACGACTAGGGTAGAAGACAGGATCTTCGCTCATAGTCGGATTGATGACTTGCGCGGATTCATCCAGGACGTGAAGGAACGTCTGAAAGATACTGCCCGCACTTTGCCGGTTGAGGAGAAAAACACGGTTGAACGGGCTCGGCGGGTTCACGCTGAAGGAGATGCCATTCTCGACGGAGCCGGCAAACGAGTGTCTGAGACAGAGTCCCAAATCATTTACGGACATTCGGTTCTGCGAGCTCTCCAACGGGCCGGTTATACCAGCGCCTATTGGGTGACGATGGGAGATGAACGAGTGCGCGATTCCCATAATGAGTGTGAAGCGGCCGGTGCCATCCCACTAGGCCAACCGTTTCCAAATGGTCTGCTCTTTCCGGGCGATGCTGAGCACGGTGGCCCAGAGGAAATTTGCAACTGCTTCCCAGCTGATACACTTGTGCAGCTTCCTGGTTTACGAGCAGTCACCCGTCAAAGGTACAAGGGCGATCTCGTTGAGTTGCGATTTGCCAGCGGCCGCTGTCTCTCCGCTACGCCGAATCACCCGATATTGAGGGGTGACGGTAAGTGGATTCCTATTAACCTCTTCAACGAAGGTGATGATTGCATCAGCTGTGAGATTGGTAGGGAGCTCCCCAGCCAGCCATACAAAAATACAACACCAACCAAGATTTCCAAGGTCTACGACCTTCTTAATTCGATGGGGGTGTCTAAACGGAAAGTCGCATCCCCGATGGACCTCCACGGCGATGCGACCGATACTCAAATCGAGGTTGTATCCATAAAGGGGAGTTTGTCGGACCACATGGGGATTCCGAAGAATGAGCAAATTATAGAGTTCGGCTTCGCCCTTGCCAACATTACGAAGAAGAGATTGTTTAACGAAGGAGGAAGTGAGACATCGTTTATGCCCCCATTTCGATCGTTCGGATTCAATGAAAGGATGGTTGGTTCTTCTGGCGATGTTGGCAGCTTGTGCGTATCTTCTCTTTTGTTCCGTTGTCCTTCCATTGGCGAGGAGTTGATTGGCTTCTTGGCTTCCTCTCAAGATGACACCAACATTCATCAATCGATTGCTAATTGTCCATCGGCTGACTTTGAACAACTCCGCCAAGAAATTTATACTTTCCCCTTTAGTATAACGTTGGACAAGGTCGTTGGTATCAAGCGGTATTTTTTTCATGGTGAGGTATTTAATTGTGACACAGGAGCAGGATACTACACCGCCAATGGTATAGCAACGCAAAATTGCCGATGTTGGCTTGAAGGAGCATCAAAGCGATGATTTTTGTCTTAGACCTCAACGATAGGGAATTGCAAGGTTTTGATGAGCACATTATCAAAACCATTGAGGGTGCGAAGGCGCGAGTGCTCGCAGCCATGCGTGATCGGTTTGAGGCAATCGTCAAATCCAATTTTGGAATCATGGGACCTGACCGTCCTTGGTCCTGGGAGATGTTGGCTGAGTCCACCAAGCAGAATTACCGTAAAAGAAATCCGCCGGTTTTGCGGGAGTATGCTAGTTTGGAACTGACAGGTGCGATGAAGAATGCTATTATGAAGGGCGGAGTGGAAGGGGGTTCGACCACTGTCAGCCTGTCCAATGCTGATGTGCCTTATGCAACGGCACATCATTACGGAACGAAGAACCTTCCGGCCCGGCGGGTGTTTCCGGTTGACATAGATGACGAGGTGCTGCCATGGACGCAATCCGAGGTCTTGGCAGCGGCGCGTGATGAATTGAGAGATGCTTTGAGCTAATATGCCTTTGCCCGCACCAATTACGATTTCGACTCAGCTGAAGATGCTGCTTGACGTGCTTCAGCCATGGGCAAAAGAGCGAGATGGTTCAGCTAAAATCATCGCTAATCAGCGCCATATGTGGGAGGAGTTGGTCAATCTGCCAGCGGTACCAGCGGCTCCTCGCATTCTTATCATGTTTTCTGGTGAAATCTCACGTGGTTCATTCGCTGAATCCGGACGATGGCACCGCGTTGATCGAACCTGGGAGATTGTCGTTGTCCGCGGCCGTGGATTCAGCAATCTCAAAGATCCAATGTCCGGCGGGGCATACCAGCCTTTCACTGATTCACTTGAAGCAATACGAGACGTGATTCGAGTGATTTTGAATTTGAGTGAGGAGTTTCCGTTGGTCTATACTAGCATGAAACCTCTTTCCTCAGTCATGCCGTCGAAGGAAGCCGATGCCTACATGGATGGCACCGTGCTATCGTTTTCAACGGCCAATGACATCCCAGAGGTGCTTTTAGAGAACCCAGTCCAACCAGAAGAATAATATGGCTACCACAAACAATGCAATCACCGTCACCGGCGGACTTACCTGCTCAGCTCTTTCCAGTCCTCCGATTGGGGTAACTGGGGTATCAGCTTCACTTGCCTATACGGACGGTGATGCGGCTTCAGATACCTACGTCAATGTCAGCGCCACAACCACACCGGGCACGGCTCTCCATACGGACTTGGCGGCGGATGGATTTGTCTTTGTCTTTGTCCCGTCCGATGGACAGAAGGTGACGATTTATTCAGGAACGACCTTGATTGGGCCGATTCCGCCAGGGTTCGGTGTTCCCATCCCAGTGGGAAGTGGCGTGGTTTTGAAAGGTGTCGTCGCAAGTGGGACGCAAATGGTCGGAGTCGTGGCGCTAAAGACCAGTGCCAACGCATAACGTAACAGTCAAAAGAAAAAGGAAAACACAATATGTCTTGGCCAACTACAGGAGCCGGTTCAGTTGCAAGCGGTTATTTGGCGAGTGGCGTCTCCACTTATTTCCGCTGGGGAACTGACGAAGCCATTACTGTCATCAACGGGGTTACCGTATCTGGTTTCCTCACCATCATGTCTATCAACCAGAAACGGAAGAAAGAGGACATGGAATGGCCGCAAGGAGACGGCGTTCAGGCCGGTCGTACTCAAATCATCCACGGTGTGGTTTGGGAAGCCCGTGTCCGTGACGACACCCGTATCACCGGTCTTCCGACCGAAGGAACCAGTGGAACTATCGTTGACATGGCTGGTCTGCTTGGTGCCGTTGGCGGGACCTACACCGCCTACCTGCTGACAGCCGATTATGATGCCGCTTTGAAGCAGCCAGGCGAACGGGTTCTGGTATTTGAGCGCATCAAGCTGATTGAGGGGTAAACCAAACCAGACCGCAATAGCAGAACACACCAAATGAAAACCAACACGGAATTACCAAAGGTACCAAAAGCAATTCAGGAAACAATGGATCGTCAGCGGGCGGAAGATGCGGCCGGCGCACGAGCGGCGGCTACTCCTCTGCCCGGGCCGGCCCGGGATATCTGGAAACCGTTGCCTGATATTATCGTCGGTCCGCACCGGATTCGGCCTTTCTACGACATTGATTTTGAAATCCTCCAGCATCTGAAACACCCGCTCTATGAGTTCATGATGAGTGCGCTTCATCCGAAGACAGGGGACAGTGGAGAAGAGGACTTCATGCCAGTCGGACAACAGGGGCGTGAACTGGCACTTCTTTTCACCGTCACTCCAGATGAAGCTGAAGCAATGATGAGTCAGGGGACTTTCAGTGATGAGGCCCGGGCGCGATTTCGACGATATAACGCCATTCAGCTCATTGAAATCACCAAGGCTGTATCAACGCAGATGGCTTTGTATTGGTCGCCGGCAGTGGCGTATGGTCCGGTGAAGCAAGGTGAGGGTGAGGGGGTTCAAAGCGATGTTCACCCCCCGTCTTCGGAGCCATCGACGGTTTTGGTTGGTTAATTGAGAAGCGGTGCCGATTGGCGAAAACTTACGGATGGACGGACGACTACATTCGCAAAGGCATCACTGGAGCCAAGGGATGGGTCTATGCTAACTGGGCCCGGGAGAATGAAATGACGGTTTTCGGTGCGATAGAAGAAAGAAAGAGTGATGGTTACGTTGCCCAAGAACGGAGAAGAATTTTAGCAGATGGCAAATAAGAATGAAATAGCAGTTGAGCTTCGGCTGATCCTTGATCGGTTGCGCGGTGATATTCGCCAAGCCGCCCAGGCGATGAAAGCTGGTTTGACTGGTAGTTTCAAAGACACGGCCCGAGATACTGAGAAGGCGGCGGGCGCGATGGACAAGATGGAACGCTCGACCAAGAAGGTGAGCGATCGTATCCGAGAACAGAAAGCCGCGTTGGATGCCTGGCGAAAAAGTCTTCCTCCGCCAAATGTAACCATTTATGGTGAAGGAGGTGGAAATCGATCTACCTCTCCTTCAACACCAGTATCTATTCCTAGAGGAGGGTATGGTCTAGCTACGAAGCCCCCAGGGGCATCATCAAATTCTCCTCCTATTACACCCCCTCCCATTATGCCGCCACCGATACCCGGTGGAGCCGGAGCAGGGGGCGGGGGTGGTTGGCGTGGTATTTTGGCAACGGCATCACAGATAGGGAATGTCATTACCGGAGTGGCGGCTTCATTTTATTTGATTCGTCGTGCCGTCAATATCGTGTTGGAACCGCTTAGGATGTTCGCACGGAATGTGATGAATGCGGCCGAGGCAGCGCGATCACTTTATGCTAAGACATTGGCGAGTGGTGGTTTACCAATTGGCTTTACGGCCCATCGGTCTAGCTTGTCGGCGGTGATTGGTATTGGTGAAGATCAGGTCTATCAATACGCTTCGGCGGTTTCTTACTTGAATTCACAGTTACGGCATTCGACCACTATCATATCTGAAACCACTCGAATCAACACGGCCACCGCGTGGAGTTTCAAAGCAATGGGGTTGAGCTTTACCGCCATCTGGGCCAAGATTGCCGTAGCGATGGCACCAGCTTTGCAAGAACTGGCGAATCTCATCCGGCACATGAATGAGTTCGTGGTAGATACATTCGCCTTCAATTATGTCATCGTGTCAGTTGGCAGAACTTTTTGGGGACTGTCAAAGATACTTGAAGCGGTAGCAATCGCTTCTGAGGGCTTTACTGTCGCCATGCAAGGACTAGTAGATTTGTTCACTGGAAGTCCGGCAAACATATTTGGCAAAACAAAGAATTTGTTCAGTCAATGGATGGAGCACACCAAGTCTTTTTTCACCGGGGGTGTTAAAGAAGCCCCAGCTCCAACGGTATCGACCCAACGGTTGCCGGGTTCACCTTGGGAACGGATGGGCTTGGTGATTGGAAATGCTGGGGGTGTGAACTATTCTCAGCAAATTGCACATAATACACGTCGGTCTAACCTTTTACTTGAACGAATTGCCAGCAACTTTATGCCTCGCAGTGGAGGAGCCGGTTTTAGTCCAAATACCGCCATGCCATGAAGACATTAACGATTTCAGCTGTTACTACGACACGGGCCACTGGGACTCTCACCTCTGACAACACCAATGTCTCTAACGGTGACACGGTTACCATAGGGACGACGGTTTATACTTTCAAAACAGCTTTGACGCCAACTGAAGGTGAAGTGTTAATTGGTACCAGTGCTGATGCGAGTCTTCTTAATCTGACGAGGGCGATTAACCACACCGGAGAACCTGATGTGGATTATTCGTGCGCGGCAGCGAATGAAGATGTGATTGCGGCAAATTCTATCACATCTCATGCTTTTGCCGTTACCGCCATCGTCCCAGGCACTGTCGGCAATGCGATTGCAACGACCGAGACGTCATCACATCTGTCATGGGGAGCAGCGACACTGGCAAGTGGATCAGATTCTGTTTCAATCACAGGGGCATTGTCAGATGCGACCTACACCCAGCCGGCGCAACGACTCACCATCAACGAATATCCTACTGGGAATGCAAGTTGGTCACGTAACATCCGAACCACGTCAGATGGCACGATGGTAATGCGAAACGGAGCCGAATCGGTCATTGTTACGTTGACGTCGCTAGGACTAATGGCACTGGCATTGGAGCCTTCTCTTACGTGGGATCCGCGCATTGATGATTCTGATCAACCTACTGATGCCTCTTGTGTCCATTCCAGCACGGCAGCATCGTTTTCGGTAGTGGCGTCAAGTGAATTGACAAAGTCGTACCGCTGGGAATACCTGGCGCCGGCAGCAGGGACAATCACCTCTGACAACACCAATGTCTCTAATAATGACACAGTGGTGATTGGAAGCAAGACCTACACTTTCAAAACCACCCTAACCCCAACTGAAGGAGAAGTGTTGATTGGGGCTGATGCTGATGCCAGCCTTCTTAACTTGATACGGGCGATCAACCATTCCGGCACGCCTGACACTGATTACAAGTGCGCCGCAGCGAATACGCAGGTCTCAGCTGCGACTGCTGTAACCTCTCATGCTTTTGCCGTTACGGCATTGACAGCCGGCTCAGCGGGCAATGCGATTGCAACGACCGAGACATCGTCGCATCTTTCTTGGGGGGCTTCGACGTTGACTGGTGGCGGATGGACACCGGCAACTGGAACCATCAATGGTTGCGCCTACACCAACGACACGACAGCGACGCTAACCTGCACGCCAACCACTACCGGTCAGACGGGTTTGTCGCATCGTTGTCTCATCACCACCTCCAAGGGTGTCACAGCGACTGATTCAGCTGAACTAACCATTACTTGATATGCCTGAACTTCCTTCATGTTTTGATCGGGCCGATGGAATAGATGGGCGTCCAGGCACTCCAGCGCCAGAGGATTCTATTCTTAACACATCACCGTTGGGTGAAGGTGTTGAGAATATACCAATTGAAGAGGATCCGGAATCACCTGAAATCGAACGAGCTGAACAGGCCACCATTTCTAAGAATTATCGGATGTCTTGGGATGAGGCTCTCAATCGAATTGTTGGACTAGGGCGTGGCACACTTCTGAGGGATTCTAGTGGTAACGTCACCAAGATTCTTTCTTGCAAAATCCAACGCCTGAAAGGTCAAGCAGCTCGGCTGATTATCGTAGCCGAAGGGGTATCATTTGATAGTCCGCCGGATGAGTTTCAAATCATCCCAGTCGAGCTCAGTGTGAACTTGCTCAAACACCCTCGCTATATTAGCGCCTTAGAAGGTAACACCGTCACTGAAAACAAATTGAATCAGCAGGTTATCCGACGGTTGCAGGATTACTTTGAGAATCCGTCGTCAGCCATGCGGGATGCAATTACTCAGCAGATTTGGGCATCGCTTACCTTTCCCGGGACGATAGATGGATCTGGTAACCCCGTAAGTGATGGTGATACACTGGTGAAAGATTGGGATGGAGAAGCCATCACCATTGAAACGATTACAGGTACTCAATTTGCTAAGGCGGCGGCGCTGGAAATCATTCAAAAGTATTGGCGCAATGAAGAGACCCCATACATCGTTGGTTATCAGATCACTTGGTCATCGTTTTATTTCCGACCACAGTATTTGAATCCGGGCGGATATGTGGAAGATCCCATCTATGATGCCACCCCGCAGTTGCCTGACTATTTTTGGTCACCTGATTTTCCACCTTCGACCAATACCATCTTTGATTTGTTGAGCGAGTTCAATCCACAATGTTTTTCAAGGAATGGACTGCGTGGTGGTCCAGTTCAGATCTCATGGCTTCGCAAAGCTGACCAGCAGGACTACCAGAGGACCTGGTTTAAGATAGATCGAACCTGGATTGGTTCACCGATTGGTTTTTGGGATCCGCAGTTTTTTAGTGGTGATCGAGCTCCGCTTTCTGCTAGTGACTACGTCTACACATCGCCGTCGCGCAATCCTCCGCTAGATGTAGGCCAGGATCGGACCATTATCAAAGAATGAAAGGGGCAAATCCACTTCCGAGAATAGGGCTTCCTCGATTGCATGAAGGATCAGGATTGCGATCTGGACGAGACAGTGATGTGACGGCGAAACTTTGGCAGAAGGTGCTCCCAGTTGATCAGCAACTCTATCGAGCTTGCCAGGCAATTGAGGAATTGCAACGCCAGTTGAATCGTTTACGTCGTCGATCTGGTGGTGAGAGCATAGGAGGAAAGGATCCGGTATGGCTGCCGTAAGGTTGCTGGCGGGCGGGGAGCAGGCCTCGTATTCGTATGTGCGCGACCTGTGGCGGGAGTTCGACTCGAAACTGTCACAGATGCTTTCTGGGAAGTCTTTCCTTGTAGGTCAGTTTGGCAAGGGTGACTCCGACCTGGGCGCGATGTCGGCGAAGTTGATGGGGAAGTGCTTCTTCTTTACGTCTGGGGATACGCGCTACGTGAACAACGCGCCGGGTTTTATTGCGGATGGCGGAGGGGCGCGCAATTACGATCACACCCAGTTCGAGCTGGCGCTGGCGGCGGTGGTGGTGACGGACTGGGATGAGGTCAACAAGGTGGCGAATATCGAGCGGGTGGATGGCTCGTGGTATGCGGGTTTGCCGCAGGAGGAAGCGGTGGGGTTCTTCGAGCACAGCCTGGCGGTGCATTCGATTCCACACACGGGGGCTGGTGATTCCGGGGACGTCCCGTATTACGTGCGGGAGGCGGCGATTGGGTATCTGCATCCACCGCCGGAAAAGCGGCTGCGCTACGGCCTGGCGGAGATTTTACTCGAAGGCGTGACGACATTGGTGTTGCCAGGGACGAGCAAGTACGACTGTTACCGGCTGCACAATTTGAATTTTACGGAAGCGACGGTGGAGCTGGCTGGGGAGACGGAGAATCTGACGGTGACACTGGCGGCGTTTGATTGCCGGACGGTGCGGCGCCAGCGGGACGGAAATTTCGAGTTAACGGGTTGGCACTATTTTTTCCCGCCGCGGGGGGCGGAGACGTTTCCGCGGGGGGATCCGCGGTTGCCTTGGTTTCTGCCGACCAAGACGATTGATGCGGCCAACGACATCAATGACACGTATGTCAGCGCGGAGCAGGGCCGGGCGGCGAATTCGATGGCGGCGAACAACCTGACGAATCCCAGCATCATCTGCGATTGGGTGAACCACTTTGACCCGGAGAATCGCAAGGCGGATTACGCGCCGTGCCTGCATCGGGACCGCGACGCAACGGGAGCGGAGGAGGACATCAGTGACAAGTATCTGGAGTTGTTCGGCGATCCGGGCGACCCGGCGACGTTGCTTGGGGACCTACTGCACCACAAGGGGCGCATCGTCATCATCCGCAAGTCGCTCACGGAAACGGACCCGCTGACGAGCCAGCCGGTTATCACGCGGGACGAGGTGACGTTCAACGGGTATGCGACCATTGTGGCCGATTTCGCGGAGAAGCTGTTGAGTGTGACGGAGGACGTGGACGGCAATCTGGTGATTGACAACGACGACCCGGACAACGACGTGGACCTGTTGCCGATCGGGACGAATCTGTTCAAGACAGGCGAGAGTTCGCCGACGATTGTGACGCTGCCCCATACCATCGAAGCGGCGGTATTTGAAACGACGGAGGCGGGCGGCCTTGGTGGTTACACTTTGTCGGCCACGGCGGACAACGTGGTGCAACAGCGCAGCGTTGCGGAGACGACGGACGTGAAGCACGAATACATCATGGAGGCGGACGGCGATATTGTGGCCCATGATTACACGGCGACGGACACGGAGAAGGTGATGAGCGGGGCGTTGACGCGCTCCGCCGCGCGGGTGATGGCGGGGATTCATGCGGTGACCGTGGCGGACCTGTTGGACTTGTCCTGGTGGGGCGACGACGCGTTACCGAACCAGAGCAACGACTGGGTGACGTTCAGCAACGTGCGGCTGTTGCTGACGTGGGAGGGTTTGGTGTTGCGCTTCACGGAGAGCATCGCCGGGTATCCCAACCTGGAGGCGGATTATTTGTCGGGCCGGCGATTCGGTGGCGCGAAGGAGCGGAGGATTTGGTTTCGCTCGCACGGCTGGCCGTATCATTCACCGACGCTCGGCGGGTGGACGACGGGCTGGCTTTCGCCGCGCAAGGGACGGTTCACAACGTCGGTGGATTACGATGCTGAGGAGGTGGGATTATCGGGCGCGGACTTCGCGGTGTCGCGGTTGAGAGTGACGGAGCAAGCCATCACCGTGTTGCGGAGGATTCGGAACGCCTCGACGCTGGCCTCGCAGGGGGATACCTGGCTCGCGACGCCGAACGCTCGTTTCTGGCACGCCCGGTTCATGGACAATTTTTTGCTCTGGCTGGAGGAAGGTCAGTCGGATGCCGGCTACTGGAATATCCGCAGCTATCTGCTCGCCCCGCAGGATTTCACGGACGATCCGGCCGCCTCCAGTGATTTGTTTGTGTGCATGGCATTGCTGCCGGAGCATTACAACGCGCTGGCGACGACAGTTAATTCTCTGACGTCGGCGCTGCCCTTGAATGCGTTCTCGCTGCGCTGGGTGATTGGTGGGGATGTCTGCTGGCTGCCAGAGATGGGGCGTTACAGCAATGTGGGGAATAGCAATCCGGTGCCGATCACGGAATGGACGGAAGTGCCGGCGTCGAGCGACAGCAACTTTGATATTTTGCTCGCGGAGTTTGGGGTGACAATCCGGGACAAGACTGATTTGCCGTCGTGCCCGGACACGTTGACGGTGAAGTATAACATCAACGAGGGCATCTCCATCACCGCCGACAACTTCAGCGGGCCAGACGGCAGCGGTTACATGACGGGGGATTTGCACTTGAGTCTTTCGGTGGAGGACAACACGGAATGGTACTACTCGACGGCCAACCCACTTTATCCGACCGATGCGGATTTGGACCCGTTCCGCTACATCCCGGTGGGCGGGCCAAACATGCAGACGGGGTACGATGACTACAACTGGGTGACGATTGAGGACATCAAGACGACGTTTGGCCAGTGGGGAATTCCGGTGCTGGGCGTCCAGGTGTGCAAGCCGCTGAACCTGGTGGAGTTCTCGCGGGCGGACGCGACGTTCAACTGGAGCAATCTGGGGCCGGTGGACGATTCTTTCAGCATCATCGCGGATGTGATTCCCGATCCGCTGCCGTCGCTGGCGGAGGGGAACGACAATTTTATTCCGCTGGAAACGCCGGAGAATTACAAGAGCGGGCTGATGTTTGCGCCGGCGATCATTCGCGGCGAGGACTCGGCGTTGTGGAAAACGCTGGGCGGCGTCGCGCCAGGCAACCAGATCAAGACGAACATTGATTCGGTGGGCGATACCCAACTGCTGATCCAGCCAGGGTTAAACGCATCGCATCCGATCATCACGTACACGGGCAGCTACAACCTGGGACTGGAGGCGTTGTGGGTGGTGAATCCGCCATCGCGCGATCCGGACGACTGGCCGGCGAACTACGCCTGGTGGTGGCTGCAACTGCCGTATGACGATTTCTACAACACGCTGAAGAATACGGTGACGTGGGGCATCATCTCGGAGAACTGCCGGCTGACGGTGGCGCTGGTGAAACGAAATTACTGGGAGCGTCCGGTTTCCTGGGTGGACGCGCCGAGTTTCTGCGCGGCGGTTTACGCGGACGACATCCCGTGGACGTTCACGGCGGCGTCGGGAGTGCTGGAGCGGATCACGAGCCAGCCGGGCGTGTGGACGGACGTGAAGCCCACGGCGAGTCAGCCCTTTTGGGGCGACGGTTTGTATGACCTGACGGACGTGTTCATCTCTTTGACATGATTTCTTATGTTGTAGAATGATACATGAGGTGTAATATGAACTTGAGACAGATAAACGGACACCATGTCCTTATGAAAAGAATCGCTGTTTTTTTACTTTTTTTGATGGTGGTTGCCTCTCATGGAGCAGACATGAGATTTGACTTTAGCGGATTCAACGCCTATCCTGCCAGTAATCGATGGATGACATTGCAAGCCCTCACTCCTTTGCGGGGAAATGTCATCAACTACACGAGCGACACGAGCGGCATCAAAATAATCAGCAATCTGAGTTCAGGGTATTTTTCGGTCGTCATCAAAGCGAAGGGAAATGCGTCTGAGATTCCCTTCCAGGTCTATGTGACTGCGACTGACAGTGGGCTGCTGGAAGCGAGCAATCGAACTTCAGTGGCTGGGGTTCAAACGTATCCATCAACCGGCGCCGCAGCTTGGACCATCCAGGCATCAGATCAAAAATATCAGAGTATTCCAACTAACAACTCAACGGCAAGTGATGGACAGGTCATTTCAAAGACAGGTGACAAGGCCAAGTGGATTGACATGAGTGGCGGTGGTGGGGGCGGAACAACCTACACAAATAATTCTGACGGGCTACCTGGTGTGGTGGTCGGTGCGGGCATTGGCACAAATTATGCTTCCATCACTGCACCATTGGCCGGAACGAACGAAACTCGGGCCGTGACTCATACGAATGCCGCCAATCAGTTTCGAGGAAAATTACTTTGGACGGATGGGACTACTTTACTAGATACTGCCGATGGATTTTTGAAAACCACGGGTGGCATACTGGTGGCGGATATTCAAGGAACCTCGCTTAATGACCCTGACACCGGAGCGGATTCCGTCTTGTGGGGCAATCGAACGCTCAGTAAGGATGACGGAGCGACGACTTCTCTTGATTGGCAATTATTACATTTGAACGGTGCGTGGCGACTGGATACCGCCGAAACAAATACTGCTCTGACCGGCGGCGTGCTCGCGGCGGATGCCAACGGGAAACGCAAAATCGCCACGCTTTCAGGTCTGTCCTGGGATGGATCATCTTTAACTGTGAATTCTGGCGGACCTCTTGTAGGAGATGGTAGCGGCCTGAGCAACGTCGTCAACGCCTCAATCCCCATGTTCAACTCCATATCGAACATGATCGCCGCTTCGGTCACGAACAATGAAGTCATCGTCAACAGTTACTGGGGCACCAACCATAGTCCGGGTCGTTTCCGCCTGTTCACTGGCACAATGACAACCAACCTCGGGACGATCTTCACCAACGGCGTTTCGGGAGGTTATCGCGTGCGGGTCGAGTGGTTGCAACGCACGAATGAGTTAAAGCTGGAATGGTTCGGCACATGGCCGAACCAATACGATGTTACATCCGGCTTGCGCGATCAATCCGACCGCGTGCAGGCGGCCATTGACGCAACACCCGGAGATCAAGGGGTGCTGATTATCCCGGAGTATTGGATAACGATTACCAATTCACTGGTGTTCACCAACTGGCGTGGGGCTTATTTCGGCGGCGCGACAGCGGCTACCCGGAGGCCGGGCTACCGTTACTGGCCCTACCCGGTTTCAGGCTTCAACTGGAATGGCCCGACCAATTTGGCGATGATAAAACAGCACAATGTCGGACACACTACTTTTGCCCATTTCGGGCTGGATACCCGCCCGCCAGCACAGGCGGCTTACTGGTCGAACTATGCGACGCTGATGATTGACGCAGACCAACTGACGGGTCACATCACGACGACCTCGGCCAACCGATATTCGGGAATGATGTTTCGTGAGCGGGGCACGAACGCCGGTCTGGTGGGGGTTCGTATTGCCAATACGTCGTGGGACAACTGCGAGTTCTTCCATTTTGAAGATTGTTACTTTGCCGGCAGCGGGGCGTCAGATCGGTCTCAATACTGGATGGCAACAACGAACATTGGCGCGGCGACCGCGATTCAGGTGGGGGGAAATGGCGGTGGCGCGAACTCTTTCAGTCATACGCTAACCCGGTGCGGTTTCGATAGCTGGCAATACTTCGTAAACGGAAACGGCAACTGGTATGTGCAGAACTGCTACGGCACGGCGGCGGGCGTTCGCGGGTATCATTTTACCGGAAATGCGGCCTCTTACCTCATAGGCGTCAATGATGAAGGCGATCGGCAGTTCGCTTACTCCACCGGCCCGTTGTATCTGGAGAGTTGCCGAATTGCCCTCGTGTCTCTGTCCGTTTCCAACATCGCGGCTGTGGATGGACCGCAGATCACGATGAACAATTGCGTTTACAACAACGATCCGAGCGGGAACACCCCATCCGTCACCAACTCGTATAATGCCACCGGGCGCTATTCCGGGCGCAACAATACACTTGCGTCAGTCAACAACGACGCGCTCTCCATATCCAGTTGGCGGTTCAGTTCTGCGTTCAATTCCCTTGGCGACTTCGGAACGATTGCGGCGAACAACAACATCCAATCGTTCCCGATGAAAACGCCATCGGCGCTCTCGCTGACGAACAAGGTATGGGCTGACTATCTGGACTCCGCGACGTGGCCGTATTTGACGCTGATGCCGAGCAACGGCTCTCTGGCCGTTGGCAGCCCCGGCGGCAATGCCGTTCTCAGCGTTTTTAATACCGATCCCGCAGTGAAGTATCACTACAGCTTCGGCGACGCTGTTAAAACTATTCGCCATCGCGGCTACGCGGGCGGAGCGACGACGTATGCCGAGGTCAACGGGCTGAGTCAGGGATGGCAGATCATTCAGTCGACCAATGCGGTGTTTAACCTCAAAGCTGGAAATGCCAACAGCACGATCAACTTCCAAAGCGGCTACGGAAGCATAACAACCACTGGCGACGTTGCTGTTGTGCGTTTTGAAAATGATGGTCGGGTGAGATTTCCGAATAATACCAACGTTGAATTCGTTGGGCCAATCCACGGCGGAGTGCTCCGCGCCACGAACCATCTGACGCTGTTCACAAATGACACGCTGGCCAGCCTTGGCGCCACGCCCACGCGGTATGGCCAAATTTCGCTGGTGGATTCCAATGCCACGCTGCTGGCGGCGACCGCCACCACGAGCGGCACGCTGGCCTGGGCCGGCACGAACAGCATTCCCACGACGGCCAGCCAGGTGGTCGGCAAATTCAGCGGCACGCCCACCGGCTCGTTGTTCCTGCGCGACGACGGCACGCTGGCCGCGCCGAGCGTGGGCGGCGTCGCATGGGGCGCAATCAGCGGCACGCTCAGCAGTCAGACCGATCTCCAAACCGCGCTGGATGGCAAAGCCACGATCGCCTCGCCAAACCAGTTCACTAAGACGAATGCGTTCGATGCCTTGCGCGCTACCAACATGGCCCAAGGTGTAAGCTCCGCTCTCGTCGGCTGGGTGGCGGACACTAAACTGTTTACAACAGGGAGCGTCGTGGTGGCTGGTTCACAAATCAGCCTGAGCGGCACGGATGGCGCGTTGCTTTACAACAATGCCGGCGGGGTGGACTTCGCTGACTGGAGTGTGTTCAACTCGCAGGGCGGCACGCTCACCACAAACAACGCCACGCTTTCCGGCCTCACGAAAGGCAACGGCGCGCGCGGAGTAATCAATGCGGATTGGAGCGATGTGCAGGCGCTCACGAGCAATCCGATTCTCACAAACAACCACAGCGCCGCCGTGGTGTTCGGCAACACCATCACCAGCACGCAGTCCACCAGCGGAAAATTTGTGTCCAGCGGCACCGGCAGCGGCACAATCGAATTGAAAGATGCCACGCCTACGTATGGGGCGCGCATCACCGCGGCAGCGGTGATGACGACGAACTTCAACTACATCCTCCACTCCAATGCCACCGGGGGCGTTCTAAGGGCCGTCCCGCGCTCGGACTCACCGACGAACTTGAACCTCGTGCCAATTGCGGATCCAGCAACGTCGCGGTTCGGCCTTCCGCAATTTCTAGGGACCGATGGCACCTCATTCCACTGGACGAACGCCAGCGCGTTCGGTTTCAAGCGCACTTTTGCGATCATCCCAACCAGAGATGCGAACTTCACATCCATCGGATTGACTTCGCCCAATTCCACAGGAACGCCCGCGGCCATCGCGGCCGGCAGTTACCATGCCGGAGTGCGCGTCTATTCCGCCGGCACCACCGGCTCGCAGGCGGGCTATCTCACGGGCGCTTACGTGTTCGGATATGGCCAGCCTTATGACGTGTCGTTCGTTGTCGCTTCCACAAACTGGTCGAGCGCCCGCTCCTACCTGGGATTGACATCCACCACGTTGGGCAATCTGGTGAATGACCAAGCGCCAACCACTCGGCACTTCATCGGTTTTAGGGCGAGCACTAATTCGGTGAACTGGCAATTCGTCACCTGTGGCGGCTCTGGACTGACCGCGACGGACACGGGAATTGCGTTTGCCAACAACACGATCACCCGCTTGCGGTTCATCTGCGATGGCTCGACGACTGCCATCGGCTACATCAACGGCGTGAGTGTAGCGACCAATCTGGCAAATTTGCCCGCCCAGGGAATCGGCCCGGTGTGGGGCATCCAGACGTTGGAAGCGGTGGTCAAGGCGGTGGACATTTACAGCTTTTATGGTGAAGCGAGTTTTTAGTTGGCTGTGGCTGGCGGTGGCGCTGACGGCGCGCGCGGACCTCTCGCTCTCCGGAAACGGAAGCGTGAGCGGGGCCGTGAGTCTGAGTGCCATCGTGTTGCCGGATCCGCCCGGCGCGATCCGAGCCACGAACACCGTGGACTATTGGCTTAACTTCGAGCAGGACGGCCTGCTGACGACGGCCAAGCTCACGAACAGCACTTCCACGTCCGGATGGTTCAGCTTCAGCGCGACGCCCGATACATCGATGTTGTTTACCAATGAGGCCGCCAAGGCGCTCCACTCCTACGTGAAGGTGGGTGGAACGGTCTATGACGACGTCGGTGGCACGCGCGGCTTGAAGTGCGACCTGAGCATCACCAACACCGATTATATCCGCATGTCGTTGCCAGACGGTTACGACGAAATCGCCATTGCGGGTTTCTTTAAGACCGATCACCAGTTTGTGAACTTCAACAATTACGACTGGTTGATGACGGAAACCAACAGCGGGCAGGAGTTCGTGAGCGCGAGCTTGAAGCAGTTGACGTTGCGCGCCCACACCAAATGTGACCAGCTCAGCGGCGGCGATCCCGTTTCCTTCAGTGCAAATCAATGGTATTGGGTTTGTCTCACCGCCAAGCGCTCTGACTACGGCCGGGCCTACATCTACTCGACGGCCAACTGGCAGTTGGTCGGCAGCACGGCGCTCGCCGTTTGTAACTTTGGCTTTAACCGCATGTTGCTCGGCGGCATTGAAAGCCATGGGGCCATTACGAACGCGCATTATTGGTTGGATAATTGGGTGATCAAACTCGGTTCAAGCACGCCCATTCCACCGTGACTTTATGACCACGAATCTCGGACAACTCTTGCAGGCGGTGGACGTGCTCGATGAGCAGGCCCGGCTGGCGCGCGGCCCCAATTGGAATGAACAGGTGCTCGCTCACCAACCGCTACAATTTGCAATGAATACCTTCTGCCAACGCCTGCTCAACCGGCTCGCCCCCGTAGGCTGGGAGGATGAAGCTGGTTTTCATTACGGACCGGAGCGCGGATCGCTGAACCCGCTACGCATTAGCCGCTGACCACTGACTATTGACCACTGACCACTGACTTTTACTCATGGCCGATAACCTCATTGAAATCCTGATCAAGTTCGGCCTCGACAAGTCGAAGGCCGAGGAGGCTTCGCGCGAATTGCGGCGGCTCGGCGAGACTTCCGCCGCCTCCGGCAATTGTGCGGCTGTCGTGGGCTACATCAACGGCGTGGCGGTGAAAACCAATGCGACCTATTTGCCGGGCGCGACCATGACAACATCAATGACCACCTACACGACCGAGAATGTCGCAAAGGGTTATTGTTTTTACAAATATTTCCGTCGCCAAGCATTGACGCCATAATGAAAACTTTCCTGCTGTTTTACCTTTTGTTGCTGGCTGCGCCTGCAAACGCGCAAACCAACGCGCTGTTTATCGGTGCGCCCGCGTCCTCTTGCGTGCTTCAGTGGAATTACCCGGCTGCCGAGACGCATAGTAATTTAAGCTTCACTGTTTACACGTCGCCGAGTCTCAGCATCCCGCACACGAACTGGATGAGCGTAACAAACTTTAGCAGCCTGACAAACTTCACGACGATCAATGGGACGAACATTTACTCGGTGCGTGTAGGCGTGTGGTATGGCACTCAGTTCCATGCTGCAACAGCAGACGATACGTTTTGGGGGAAAAGTTTTTTCTCCAACGACGCGTGGACAAATCCGCCTCCACGCCTTGAAAATCGGCTAAGAATCAATTCGCCATGACGCAGCCCCGCCGACAATTCAAAATTGATTGGGCGCGAACGGCGATTGTGCTGATGATCTTCGACCTGTTATTCGCCTTCACCCAACTCAGCAATTCGGAGCGAGTCCGCAATGAGGATTTGCGGGTGCTTGTGGTTTCCATTATCTGCGCTCGAACGCTCTTGATGTTTATCCTTACTGGTGTTTGTGTTACCTACATTCGGAGCAATGAAAGGCGCCAATGATCGAATGGACGGAAGAAGCTATCACCTTTGCCAAGCACGCCATCCTTGCGGCAGTGGGCGGACTTGTACGCGAACTGGCCAAGGGCGGAAAGCACACGCTGGCCGGCTGGATCGGCGGCGCATTGGTGGGAGTGTTCACTGGCTTCTTGGTCGGATTGATTTGCGGACACTACAACGTCGAGCCGAAAATGACTTGGGCCATGTCCGGCTTGGGCGGCTACATCGGCACGCCATTGCTTGACCTGATGGGCGCTATCGTGAAACGCTTCGTGCGGCGCAACATCATTTACCCGGACAAACCACCGACAACATTGAAATGAAAGAGTGGGCATCAAAATCATGGCAGACCGCGCTGGTGTGGAAGCTGGCCATCGTCAAGGCTGTGCTGTTTTCGTTGGTGACGTTGGGGGCAGCGTGGCAGGTAGCTACCGCCGGCATGGATTTCGGCGCACTCTCATACTGGGATCGCGTCAACATCGTTGTCGGCATCCTTGTGTTGTGGGGCAACCAGATGATTTCATTCTTCGATAAGACCGCTTCGCAAATTTCCAGTGGACGCCCGCCCATTGGCGCGACGGGTGACACCGAACTGCTAAAGCGCCAGAGCCAACCCGAGAACGGATAACCACCATGAAACCAACACTGTTTGCCTTAATCATCATCATCGTTCTTAGCTTAACGCAGGGCTGCGTTCTGCTGAAGAATCAGGAGCAATCCAAGCTCATCGCCGAACGCGCCGCCTATCGCATTTCCCAGCAAGTGCTGAAGCGTCACCCCGAATGGAGGGAGCACTTCGAGAAGGCGCGGGCGGAACTGGCCGCGCTTCAGGCGCAGCCGAAGCTGGACGCGCTGGCCGTCGTGGAGATTCTTGACCGGCTGCCAGAGGATGCGCTCGGCGCTGACGGTGCGTGGATCATCACTGATGCGGCGACACTAACGATTATGGTTGTTGGCGATCCTGCGCTAAAGCCGGAAGCAGAGGCACAGGTGCGTGCGGTCGTTGCCGGCCTCATTGCTGGACTGGATCGGAGGCTGGCTACACCGTGAAGCTGCTGCCATTTATTGCCCTGCTGGCGCTCACCGGCTGCCAGACCTACCACGAGCAGTTCGTGTACTTCAGTCCGACTGGCCAGACGAATCACATCGTTAACGTGGGATTCACGTCCTGCCTCATGTTCGGGGCGGCGGCGCGGCTCAAGACCGAGACGCAGACGGGTGAATTCATTCGCAACGTGAACGCGGATGGGCTTATTACCAAGCCCGACGCGGATTCGATCAGGGCGATTACCGAGGGCGTTGTGAACGGATTAAAGAAAGTTCCGTAGGAAATGCCATCACGGCATTGATCTTTCGTTTAGCTGACGCGAGCGAGTCAAAACTCCAGATGGTTGCTTCGCGCACAATAGCCTCATTGGTTATCACCACTATCCTGCGGATTATGTGAGATGGGAATTGCTCCGCTGTGAGTGATGCCATCTTATTCCTCCGCTTTCGGTCTAGCTCCCAGCGGCGCATTGCCATTCTTTTTCCGCGCTCGCTGGCTGCCTTAACTTTTCTCCGAATGTAGTAGGACTCACTCATTTACGCTCATCAGGCATCTGTTTAGATTTGCATATCTGCTTGTTATGCCTCACTGAGCGCGGCTCCCGTAAAAGATGGCGCAGCCGTGCCCAAAGCGGCACCGCTGCGGTTGGGTTGGAAAAGATCACGCTCCGCGTCTGCCTCGCCCAATGCGAGATTCGCAGCCGCTTGTTTCCAGTAGCTCGCTTTAAGCTCCGCACCGACAAATCTCCGGCCATTCATCAGCGCGACCCATCCTTCGCTTCCGATGCCGGCGAACGGCGACAGAACCAAGTCGCCCGGATTACTCCAAAGAAGCATCGCACGACGGATTACATCGAGTTGCAGTGGGCATATATGCCGCTCGTCTTTGTCTTCGCGTGCGCTTCGATATTGGAGCGTGTCCGATGGGTCGATGTCCATCCACACCGGCGACGCCCACTGCTGCCACTGCTCAACCGGAAACTCTTCGTGCGTGTGCTCAATCGGCTCCGGATTCGCGCCATCCTTCCGCATCACGATGAGATAGTCCGGCAGACCTTGCCGACTCATCGCGGAGTCTTTTCGGATCTGCTTGTGTAGCAGCCCGAGTGCTTTCGTGCGCTGCATTTGCGTCACCGGGTCTTTCCAGATCGTGACGCGCGAATGATACACGAACCCTTCGGCCTCGAATGCCAGCCGGATTTGATTCGAGAAGTCTTTCAGACCGATCACGCCGTCCCGCTCTTTCATGCTTGGGATGTCGAAGCAATGGACGGCGACAAGTCGTCCCGGCATCATCACGCGGCCAAGTTCGCGGACAAGAAACCCGAAGTGCGCCGCGAACTCGGAATCGCTCTTGGCGTTGCCCATATCGCGGTCGCTTGCGGAATACGTGTAGAGGCTCGCGAACGGCGGCGAGAACACCGAAAATCCGACGCTGGCATCGGGCAACTTGCGAACAACCTCGACACAATCACCGAGGTGCAGTTCGTAGCGCGCTCCGCGCGCCACTTCTTCCACATAGGCGTCAGACGTTCGCCCTGTTCCTTTGATGTTGGCTTCATTGATTGAGTGCATGTGTTTGACCATTTCTTCAGCCATGCGCGCGGCATCGGATTCTTTTCGTTTGATGTTTGCCACGACCGCGCCCTCGGCGCTCGACGTGATGATATAGACCTTGACCTCCTGCTTTTGTCCGAAGCGCCAGCATCGGCGCACGGCCTGATAGTATTGCTCCCATGAGTCGGACAGCCCGACGAAGGCGACATTACGGCAGTGCTGCCAGTTCATCCCGAATCCGGCGATGCTCGGCTTGGTCACGAGCACGCGAATCTTTCCCGCGCTGAAATCATGGAGTTTTTGCGCCTTGGCTTCCGGTTTCTCGCTGCCTTGCACTTGCACCGCATCCTCAATCTCCGCTTCCAGCTCATCGGATTCAGAGTTGAGGTTGCACCAGATTAGCCACGGCTCATCCGAGCCGTTGACCATCGCTGCGCATTTCTTCACGCGGTCACTCACGCTTTCGCGGCGAGCTGCGATGCGCTCTTGGAGTGTCTGAGCTTCCATCGCGAACAGGAACTCTCCGGCGTTTTGATGCTCGATGCTGATTTGTTCCATGGTCAGCGGGGGCAACACAAACGCGCCATCGGAGTAGCCGAGATCGGATGGCTTGCGAATCATCACCGCCCACGAGCAAACCCATTTCCAGAACTCCGCTTCCGCATGGCCTTTCAGTCGCCATTTCGCCGTTTCGCCGCCATCGTGGACGAAGAACATCGAGAGCATTTCCGTGCGACTCATCGCGCCGACAAACTCCGCGTGATTGCCAAGCTCCATGTGATCGTTCGGTGCCGGCGTCGCAGTGCAAGCCAATCGAAACGGCGTCTGCGCGAACCGCTCAATTACTTCGCGGCGCGTTTTGCCGGCGAAATGCTTGATGATGCTTGACTCATCCAGCACGACCCCCGCGAACCGGGTGCAATCAAAGTGTTCTAGCATCTCGTAATTCGTGATCGTGATTCCCTCTTTCACGTCCGCGCCATCGCGGCAGTAGCGCACGAAGCATCCGAGTTTGGCGGCCTCATCAATCGTCTGCGTCGCTACGGCGAGCGGCGCGAGTATGAGCACGTCGCCTGGTATCTGCCGCGCCCATTCAATCTGCATGAACGTCTTGCCCATGCCACAATCCGCGAAGATACAAGCACGCCCCCGGCGAAGCGCCCACTTCACGATGTCGCGCTGAAACGGAAACAGGATTTCATGCGGTTCGCGTGGCGCGATTCCAGACGGATCGTGAATCACCGCCTTAGCCGAGAGAAAGCTTTGGTATCCGTCATCTGTATTCGACCGCGCACCGTCTCCGCCCCGCAGACAAACCACCGGAGACCGTGCGCTATCGCCGTTGTAATTCGGTGAGGCATAACCAGCGCATGCAGTCGAACGCGCCTCCTCTGTGCTGTTCACGCTTTGAGTAGTCATAGGATCAGGATTCCAATTCCCGGTTAGCCCCGGCGCGTCGCTGATGCGCATCGTTCGGCAACTTCACGATCATCCCGTTTATTCCGACGCGCTGGATCATGTCGTTTCGCTGCATCATTCGCACGGATTCTGGGAGCAGCGTCCGTATCATTCTGTTTGGACGGCAGTGTTTTAGTCCGCTCCAAAGCTGCCAGTATCCGCAAGGGTGATGGTAAAGGCTATATTCCGTTGCCGAACCATGCGCTCCAGCGAACCCGGCCTCCGCTTTGCGCTCGATGCTTGTAGTTGACTCCATAGTTCCTTTCACGCTCAACGCCCGCCGTCAGGCCGGGTCGCTGAGCTTGGGTCGTTAGACGCCAAGGCC